TCACGCCGCCTTCCGACGCCCGTTCGGAGCCCGGCGGGCGGCCCGTGACGGTGCGGGTGGCAGACCCGTCGGCAGCGCCCAGCCGTCCACCCCCGGAGACTCGGAGCGGGCGATCGTGAAGCGCGTGAGCGAGAAGTCGGCTCGCTGATCCTCCGGGTACCGGTCATTGAAGTTCTCGACTCGGACCAGCTCCAGGTCGTTCGCGGTGCAGTGATCACGAATCCACTTCACGGCCGCGTTGGCGGCGTCGTCCTGGCCCCGGCCGGCGAGGGTGATCATGCCGAGGAGATCGGAGTCGGGCTGGGTCTGCGCTCCCACGGCCCAGGTGCCACCTGACTGTCGTGCACCGTGGGCGAAGAAGACCGCGATGTCCCCCTGCCATGCCCTCTCGGGGATCGTCAGCGGGGCGCGCACCTCGAAGGGGACTTCTCGGGGGACGACGGCCATGACCGACTCGGCCTCGGCCCGCATCATCTCGGGCAGCACGCTGGTGTAGGTGTCGGATGTGATCTGGCGCGAGGAGTGCCCCAGCTTCTCCTGGACCACCTTGATGTCGGTACCGGCCAGCAGGGACAGGGTGGCCGCCAGGTGACGCAGGTCGTGCAGGCGGACGGGGGGCAGTCCGGACAGCTCCACGAGGCGGGTGAAGCGGCGGGAGATCCAGTCGGGGTGCAGTGCCTCGCCGTTCTCGTGCGTCCACACGCGGCCGGTCTCGACGTAGGCGTCTCCCCACTCCTGGCGCTTCTGCTCCTGCTTTGCCCGGAAGCTGACCAGGTTCTCGCCGGACTCGAGGCTCAGGGAGAGGGTGCGGACGCTGTCGGCCTTCGGGGCTTCGCCGTACAGCTGGTAGGCCACCTCCACGATCTGCTGGGAGATCCGCAGCCAAAGGGCATCGGTGCTGACCTCTGTCCAGGGCAGCGCGGCCATCTCGCCGCGGCGGGGGCCGAGGAAGATGAAGCTGTGCCACAGCTCGTAGAGCCAGTCGTCCTTGACGAAGTCGAGGAACTGACCGGTCAGCTCCGGTGTCCAGACCATGACCGGGCCGGGCTTCTCGCCGGTGCGCTTCCAGTGCTCGATGCGCTCGGGTGTCCAGACGAGCGGCTTCGGCCGGGTGACCGGCGGCAGCTCCACGAGCTGTGCCCAGTTCTTGGCGAACGCCTGCTCGCGTTTGATCCCCCAGGACAGCGCCGAGCTGAGGGTGTCGTTGATGCGGTGCATGGTGGCGGCGGAGGTGACCTTCCGCAGCCCCTTCTTTCCCTCGCGGAGCGCGGCGTTCGCATCGAGGAAGGCGCGACGGGCAGCGCGGCGCTCCTCCTTCTTGGCATAGCCCGCCGTCTTCACCCAGGCTCGGTGGGCGGCGTCGCGTTCCTTCTGGAGCTGATCGACGCGGAGACGGTGGAGGATCCGCTCGGCGTTCTCCTTCTCGATCGCGTCGTACATCTTGTCGAGGTGCCGGACCTTGAGGTCGCGGCGCTTGATGTGGCCGAGGTGAGGGAGCAGGTAGTTGTTGATGTGCTCCTCGTAGCCGTGACGAGTGGTGCGGGCGAGGGACTTCTTCGCCTTGATCCACCGTAGGAAGAAGTCGCCGCACGTCTCATCGGAGAGCACGTCGGTGCCGGCCGTGGCCGCGTCGTACAGCTCCTTGGCCTTCTTCTTGGCGTCCTCCTTGGTGGCGAAGCCGCCGCGGCGTATTCGAGCCCGCTTGTTGCCCTCGCCGCGCTCGGCCTCGAAGTAGAAGTACCAGGTGCCGTGTCCCTTGCCGAGCTTTGGGCACGTCAGCCCGATGTCCCCGATCTTCGGCTTGCCCTCCGCGTCGAGGACGGGGTTGCCCTCCTTGTCCTTCAGCGGCCCCTTGCACTGGCACCGCCGGTAGTAGCTCGGCTCGAACATCCGACCCCTGCTCCCTGTTGACTGTTGCTTGGATCACAGGCAGACATCGGTGTGCGTACGTGTCCGTACGTGTCTGGCGTGATCTCTTTCGATCTTGCTGGGGGTGTCGGACAGCGTTGTAAAGTTGCTGACAAGTTGGCGCGGGGGAGACAGGCGACCAACGATGACTGCTCGGGAAGCGGGCGGACCGACCGGAGCCATGCGGCTGGAGGAGCTACTTGCTCTCCCGGCCACGGTCAATGTCACTACAGCGGGACGTGCGCTGGGCATTGGCCGCGACAAGGCGTACGAGTTGATCAGGGCGGGCACGTTCCCCGTCAGGACGCTCCCTCTTGGGGGGACGGTCCGGGTCCCTACGGCTGAGCTGTGGAGGGTGCTGGGTGTCGAGCCTCGCACGGAGGTGAGTTCATGAGCAGGAGGAAAGTACGGATTTGAGGTGTTCGTTGTTCTATCAAGAGTGTGACCTATCTCGCTGGTAAATTAGTGCATGTAAGGGGGTCGGGTAGAGGGGTCGAGATCATGCCAAGGCTCTACGGTTTTGAGGACATGGCGTACCGGCGCGTGCGCGAGGCGGAGGCGGAGGGCATCCGGGCCGCCGCCTCGCGGCGGCTGCTGAGACAGAGCTGGCCCGCGATCACGGAGTGGATGAGCGAAGCAGGCTACCGCACCACGTTGGGCAACAAGTTCAAACCTGATGTGCTGGCCGGCGTGCTCCACCACCCGGCCATCGCCGGTTTGATGGAGACCGAGGACGGTGAGCTGGTCGACAGCGGCGGGCCTCGGATCATCCCCGTCGAGGACTTCCTGGCCATCCGCGCCATGAAGCAGGCCGAAGGCGCAGGCAAGGAGCGCGCTGACCAGCGCGAGTACCTTCTCTCCGGCCCACTCAGCGTCTGCGGCCTGTGCGGCCACACGCTCGGGGCGTCGCCGTCGAATGCCGGGGCCCGTGGGCACCGCTGCCCTCCGAGCTCCCCACAGCATCCGGGTGGCTGCGGCAAGGTCCGCATCAACGCCGACCTGTACGAGAAGTACGTCGGTGAACAGGTCCTGGGCGAGCTGGCCAAGCCGGAGGTTGCGGAGCTGATCGGCGCCGCACGGGATGAACTGCTCGCCCAGGCGAAGGATTTGGACAAGCAGGTCGCGGCGGCTCGCCGTCGGCAGAAGAAGCTGGGCGCGGACTACGCCGCGGGTTCGGGCATGTCGCTGGCCGCCTTCAAGGAAGCCGACAAGGAGTTGACGAACCTGATCCGGGAGAAGTCGACGCAGGCCCGGTTCCTGAAGCAGGTCAAGCACGTCCCCGTGGGGGACATCCCGGATCTTGTGCGCTGGTGGAAGCACGCGCCGTTGAAGGCGAAGAAGGGCCTCGTCGTCCTTCTGCTGGAGCAGATCGCCGTGTACCCGGCCGCGTCCAGGGGCTCGCGCACCGTGGACGGGGACCGGGTTGCCTTCACGTGGCGGCAGTGGGGTGCCGCCGAGGCGGAGCCGCGCTCCGCCTAGACGTTGACGCTCCGGCGCAGCGGTTCCGAGCGGCGGCTGTTGCTGAGCACGGCTATCGACAGCCCAGCCGACACGCACCCTATGGACAGCCCCGCCAGTACGGGGCTGATGACGTTGTCCAGCGCCAGCGGCCAGGCGTGGCCGCTCTCGTACGCGAGGACGTAGCCTCCTCGGCTCACGGCGTAGAGGACACCGAACGCCGCCCCGGCCGCCGCCACGGCCAGGCCGGTGCCCGCTGCACGGCCCCGCTCCCACGCGCCGCGGGCGAGCTTCGCGGCGCGCACCGCTACCTCGGCCCCGGCTGCCGCGAAGAAGCTGAGGTACGTCAGCAGGTAGGTGCGGACGTCATTGACGTGCGCGTACGAGGTCGACAGGTCCAGGCCGAGGCGTGCCGGGTCGGTCCGGCGGAACTGCCAGATCAGCAGGCCAGACACCACGACGACGAGGCCGATGCGGCACGCGATGCTGATGTCGTGGGGCAGTTCCCGATACTCCCAGTCGATGATCAGGACCTGGAGGCTCGCGCAGAAGATCACCGCAGCGATGTCCGAGACGAGCGAGGACAGTTCGGCCATCGTCGCTCTGTCCGCGATCTCCGCCACGGCCGGGATCGCCAGCACGGAACCGACGAAGCTGCTTACCAGTGCCACGAGGCGGGCTGACAGCGCCAGACGGTACGTCTCGCCGCTGCGTCTTGTCTGCGCGAGGCTCCGGCTGATGGCAACTGCGGTGCTCAGCAGGGTGAGCACCGAGCACAGGCCGAAGATCGGGGCATCCACGTCAGCGTCCTTCCAAGTCATCCGCTGCCCGCTCAGCGGCTTCGTGCATGCTCCGGCGGCGCGGACGCCCCTCGCGGGGTTGGTCGACGCCGGGAGGAGGTGGGGGGATCGCCGGGACGTCTTCGGACAGTCCCTCGCGGCGACGGATCTCCCGGAGCGTTGAGCTGATTGCAAGAATGTCCTGCACTTCAAGACCCTCCATTAAACGCAGGACTTCACGTGCCTCGGGTCTCGATGCGAAGACGGAGAGCGCGGTCAGGTCGTCCCACTCGGCCCCTGGCAGGAGGAAAGCGGCCGGCGCACCGAGGGCGTTGGCCACCGCCCCGATGGTCGAGGTCGTGGGGTTGCCGCTCGACCCGTTGAACAGGCTGGTCACCTGGCCGTGGGAGACGGATGCGCCCGGCCCCTTGCGGGTGGCGTTGGAGATGTCTCGCGCACTGGGCGTGTAGCCGTCGGGGTCACGGCGCAGCCTGAGTAGGACGATCAGCTTCGCCGGAAGGCTCAGGGCCTGGCCGGTGTCGTGGGTGTCTGCCATGTCCGTCATTCTCTGGCTGTGTCGTATGCTCCGGCGGTGCGACCGACCGGTAACAACCGCGAAGATCACACTACATCCCCTGGTGGCGAGGGTTATAGGGTTTGTCGCACAGTTTCTCGGCGGAGCGGCGACCGGTGAGCGGGCACCGGTTTGCCCTCCCGCGCGCCTGCCCTCAGCGGGCGCCCCGAGGAGTCGCATCAGGGCGGGCGGAGCGGCGCGCACGCCGTGCACGGGAGGAACCGCATGTCGATGTCCGAGGTTGACGAACGTGAGATTAGTAAGGTCGCAAAGGGGGCCCCGCGGGTGCTGAGAAGGGCGTCGAGCAAGGCGGCAGGGAGCGACCCCACCAAGGTGGTGAAGGAGATGGGCTTCCTGGTGAGGCGGAAGCGCGGCAGCGGAGACGGCGGGGGTGAGACCTGACGGTCAGTGAGGGCGCCAGCCCTTAACCGGCGAGATAGGTGACATTCTTGATGAGCTGTTGTACGTTCTGATGTGCCGGGCGGGTACAGCAGCCGCAGGAGCCCGCACGGCAGCGTCGCGCGAGCGGCGTCCTTCCCTACTCCTCGCCGGGTGGCCGACCCCCCCGCGCCCCACCCGGCGAGGAGTCGGCCGTCCGGTGCGGCCGTCGGGGTGCGTGACGGGAGCCAGCCCGCTGCGACCGCTTGGTCGCGGCGGGCTCTCTCATGTCCGCACCGGGGAAGGGAATTCGGAATTGCAGCGAATTCCCCCTTTCTGAATTCCTTTGAATTAAAAGAGTTCTGAACTTGCTTTGGCGGTATTCGCCATTAAGATATAAGTGTAAGAATAAAGGGAAACACCCCAAACGGAATTCACGAAAGGCGCGGGAAAATGGCCGACAACAACAAGGTCGAGTTCATCAACATCAAGGTCAGCGAGATCGCCCCCAACCCGGAGCAGCCGAGGAAGTTCTTCTCGGAGGAGGCTCAGGAGGAGCTGACCAACAGCATCAAGGAGAACGGCCTCCTCCAGCCGGTCGTCGTCCGGCCGGTCGAGGGCGCCAAGGTCCCCTACATGCTGATCGCGGGCGAGCGGCGCTGGCGGTCCTGCCAGGCGGCCGGCCTGGAGGTCATCCCGGCGAAGGTCGTCGAGGGCGCCACCGAGGAAGAGGCGTACGTCCTCAGCATCGCTGAGAACGTCAACCGGGCGGACATGACGATCATGGAGGAGGCCGGTGCGTACGCCGACCTCAAGGCCGCCGGCTGGACCCCGGCGAAGATCGCCAAGCAGTTCGGCAAGACGGAGACGCACATCACCTGGCGGCTCGGCCTGCTCACCCTGCGCCCCGAGGTGGCCGAGATGGTCGACCAGGGGCAGATCAAGAACAACCTCGCCTGGCACATCGCCCAGCTCAACCCGGCGAACCAGATGGTTGCGGCCATGCGGTACGTGCGCGGCGACTTCGACAGCGAGGCCGAGGCGCAGCACTTCGCCAACGGCCTCAAGATGATGGAGCAGCAGACCTCCCTCACCAACGAGAAGGCGCCGACGGCCGAGGAGCAGGAGAAGCAGAAGAAGGCCAAGGCCAAGGCGAAGGACGGACTCGGCAAGGCGGAGGAGGTCCTGATCCCGCTGCTGGAGGAACTGGCGGAGAAGAAGCCGGAGGACCTGGCCGTCATCCTCGGTGACGACCTCGCCCGCCACCTGCGGGTCGTCGGCCGCCTGTACGCCAAGGTGCAGATGGTGCGGAACCTGCTGTCCAAGGCTCAGGGCATCCAGCGGGCCATGGAGGCGGAGTTCAACAAGGCGGCCGTGGAGGTCCAGCAGGAGGCGGCGGCTGCGAAGAAGGCCGAAGCGGCGACCAAGCCCGAGGCGGCCGAGGACGAGAAGCCGGTCGAGAAGCCCGCGGCGAAGACGACGGCCAAGCCCGCTCCGAAGCCTGCGGCGAAGCAGGCAGCGGCCAAGCCCGCCGGGAAGCCCGCGGCGCGGACCTCCACGGCGACCAAGCCCGCGGCGGCCAAGACCACGGGGCGCCGGACGCCCGCCAAGAAGGCCGAAGCGGCGGCGAAGTAGAGCAGGGGGGCGCGGCGGTGGCCGCGCCCCACCTCTCACCAGGAGGTGAAGGAGCGGGCGCGGCCGGGAGTCCGGTCGCGCCCCGCTTCAATGTGAATTCCCTTCCGGATTCCATGTTAATGGAATTGCAAATGTCATAAGATATAAGCACGGAAAGGGAAATTCCCTCCGGGATTGGAGATGGGGAAATGGGAGACAGTCAGAAGCTGGACTCGGTTGGAATCCACCAGGTCAGGCCGGAGTATGTGGACTGGGGGCACAAGTCGGCCTCCCCTGCGATCCGTCAGTTTGCGGACCACCTCTCCTTCCTCCTGGCGGAGGCCCGTGAGCTGGTACCTGGTCCAGCCTCGGAAATGATCTCCGACGTGGAAGAGACCACGGCCTCCGCGTTCTCCAATGAGACCAACAGGGTCATCCGGGTCACGGCCAACTGTGCAGACGGACCGGTGGAGTTCGACGTCGTCGTGCAACTGGCGGCCCCGACGTCCTTCGTCTTCTCGGACGACTAAGAAGATCTGGCCCGGGTCCGCGGGGAACCTCCTCCCTGCGGACCCGGTGCCGTTCGGCCCCGCCCCAAGGTGCGAGCGGGGCCGGCAAGCCCCCGGCCATCGGCGCCATGCCTGCGGCCGGGGTGGTCAGCAGCAAGGAAGGAACAACGTGCTCACCCTGTTCACCAACCAGTTCCAGCGGTTCCAGCCTCCGCAAGGGGTACCGGTACGCATCACCCTGGGCGCTCCCCGCTTCAAACTCCCCTACTCCCTCACCCACTCGGTGCGGGAGCTCGCGCCGCGTCGGGCCTACCTCTCTCAGCCCGAGCCCGAGTTCACCACGGCCTACCGGGCCGACCTCGACCGGCTCGGGCCCGAGCGAATCGCCGCGCGGCTGCGGCAGATCACGCAGGCCGAGGGCGATCACCGCCTGGTGCTGCTCTGCTTCGAGGACCTGGCCAAGCCGGGCCTGTGGTGCCACCGCCGCGTGTTCGCCGCCTGGTGGAAGGACGTCACGGGGGACGAGGTGCGGGAGCTGTCCCCGATGGATCAGCAGGGCACCTTGATCTGAGCGTCGGAACCGCGCCCCAAAGATAGGTGACATGATTCCAAGGAGCTGCCTGCTCCTTGTGTAAGGTTCCAGCGCAGCGCCCGGCCCCGGCACCCCGCCGAGGCCGGGCGCTGTCGTTCGTCGGGAGGCGAGAGATGTTCCAGGGCACCATCCCGGGCCCCATGCGCTCCATCGTGCGCGAGACCGCCAGCGGCTGGCCGAGCGGCCCGGTGTACGTCCCGTGCTGCGGCAACTTCACCATCGAGCGCAGCGTGGCCGGCATGGGCTTTGCCCTCCACTCCTCCGACGTGTCCATCTACACCAGCGCCGTCGGCCGGTGGCTCACCCGGCAACCGGTCGGCATCCAGCTCCGCGAGCAGAGCCGAGACGAACTCGGCTGGCTCGCGGACTCCTTGGACGACGGCGTCGGCACCGTCGCCACGCTCATGCTCGGCACGCGGTTCCTCGCCAGCGTCGGCCGCGAGGGGCTGTGGCACGAACGGGTCGTCCGCTCCTACCGGGAGCAGTGGAAGGTCAAGCACGCGGAGACGGTCGAGCGGCTGTCCGGCTCGGACATCGAACTCGCCTCGTACGAGGTGGAGGACGTGCGCTCCTGGCTTCAGAAGGTTCCCCGGGACGCCCCGGTGTGCTCCTTCCCTCCCTTCTACGGCGGCGGCTACGAGAAGCTGTACGAGCCGCTGGAAGCGCACTTCACCTGGGACGCGCCCGAGTACGAGCCGCTGTCCGATGACGATGTGGTCAGCGTGCTCGGCGCGATCACGGATCGGCCGTACTGGCTGACTGCCTCGAACCACGACGTACCTGAGCTGCACCCGTACCTGCGCGGCGTGATCAAGGCGACCCCCCGCGCTGCTCCCTTCTACGTGTACGCCAGTCAGGCCCGGACGAGGATCGTCGCTCCGCGCCAGCCGATCGAGCCGGTGAAGGTCCCTCGCCTGCGCGAGGGGGAGGAACTGGTCGGTCCGCTCAGGCTGTCGTTGCTGAAGCCCGGCCAGTTCAACGCGCTGCGCTCCCGGTACCTCAACCCGAAGATCGCGCCGGGTGCGGCGAACCTGGCTGTCGCGGTGAAAGACGGCGGCGGGCGGCTGCTGGGCGTGTTCGCGATGGCTCCGAGCACGTTCACGCCGGACGAGGCGTACGTGCTCTCGGACTTCGCGGTCGCGCCGACCGACTACCCGCGGTTGTCGAAGCTGATCGTGCTCGCGGCCACCAGCGCCGAGGCGCAGTTGCTGTGTCAGCGGGCGTTCTCGCGGCGGATTCGGAGGGTGGCGACGACGGCGTTCAGCAACAACCCGGTGTCGATGAAGTACCGCGGGCTGCTGCGGCTGCACAAGCGCAGCCCGTCGAACGAGGACGGCTGGAAGTTCCAGCTCCAGTACCAGGGGGCTATGGGCCAGCACACGCTGGCCGAGGCCCTTGAGATGTGGGCGAAGCGGTGGGGCGCCCCGACGACGAAGACGGGAGTCTGATCATGGAGGAGACCACGCGCCTCGCCCCGCCGCAGATGGTGCAGGGCGACCCACGCACGCTGACGCTGCTCGACGTCAACGCGCGGTTCCTGCCGCACGAGCAGTTCCGGCAGCTCGTGGCGAACATCGAGCGTGACGGCTGCCTGACCTCGACGCCGCTGGTGTGGAACGACCGGGAGACGGGGCGGCTGGTCGTCCTGTCCGGCAACCACCGCACGCTCGCCGCGATTGAAGCCGGCCTGTCGCAGATCTGGTGGATGCAGATAGACGAGCCGCTGCCCCGCCAGCGGCAGATCGCTCTCCAGCTCTCGCACAACGCCATTGCAGGCCAGGACGATCCGGCGATCCTCAAGGAGCTGTACGACGAGCTGGAGTCGGTGGAGTGGCGGCAGTACACGGGCCTGGACGACAAGGCCCTGGATCTGCTGGAGAAGGTGGACGTCGCTTCCCTCGGTGAGGCGAACCTCGACTTCGCCAGCGTGCAGTTCATGTTTCTGCCGGATGAGCTGGAGCGGGCGGAGGCCGCGTTCGACGCGGCCCGGTCCACGGCGACGGCGGACCAGCGGTGGGTGGCCGGGCTGGAGCAGTACGAGCCGGTGCTCGATGCGCTGGAGACCTCCCGAGCCGCGTACAAGATCGGCAACAGTGCGACGGCGCTCGGCGTGATCCTCGCTGTGTTCGAGCGGCACCTGGGCGAGCTGGCCGAGGGCTGGTTCGACGCGGCTACCGGGGAGGCGAACCGGGCGGGGACGGCGCCGCTGGAGACGGTGTTCGGCGTGCGGGACGTGCCGGTGGAGACGGCCGCCGTCGTGCGGGCGGCCATCGACCGGATGGTGCAGGACGGCACTGTGCCGGCCGACGAGCCGTGGCGGGCGCTGGAAGTCCTTGCCGCACAGAGCAACTAGTCGGCCGTCGGCCAGGAGGTGAGCGGTGGCCGAGGGCACCGTGGAGTCCTGGGAGCGGCAGAGCGGGGAGTCGGTCCAGGCGTTCGAGGCGTTCGCCGTGTACCGCGATCTCGGCCCGGCGCGGAGTGTCACGAAGGTGGCACGGGAGTTGGATAAATCCCGCGCGCTGGTGGGCCGGTGGTCGCGGCAGTTCGCATGGGTGATGCGGGCCGCAGCCTACGACCGGGAGCAGGACCGGCTGTTCCTCGCAGAGCAGGCGCAGGCGCGGCGGGATCTGGCGCGCAGGCACGCGAAGTTGGCGCAGGCCGTGCAGAGCAAGGCGGTCGCGCGGCTCCAGACGCTCGACCCGCGGGAGCTGTCGCCGTCAGAGCTGCTGCGCTACATCCAGGTCGCGGCGGAGATCGAACGGCGGGCCGTAGGGGAGGCCCCGGCGGCCGGGGCGGTCGAGGACCGGGACCAGGGCGTGGACGTCGCGTCCTTGTCGGACGAGGAGCGCCGGGCCCGGATGGATCAGCTCCGCCGTGAGCTGGAGCGCCGGTTGTCGGAGGGCGCGCAGTGAGCCGGGGCCGGGCCAAGCGCCGCATGGTCGAGGGGTTCGCGGACCCGTCGGTGATGAGCGACGAGCAGTTGAAGGCCGAGGTCGCCGCCCTGGTGCGGGCCGATGAGCTGTCGGCGCGCAGGTGGGCGTGCGAGGTCCCGGACTGCGATGGGCTGCCGCACGCGGGGTGGCTGCATCACCATGCCCGTGCGGCGCAGCGTCGGCCGCTGTGGCTGTGGACGGTGTGGATGCTGCTCACCGGCCGTGGCTGGGGGAAGTCGCGTACGGCGGCGGAGACGGTGAGGGAGTGGTCTCAGACACCAGGTCTTCAGATAGCGGTGGTGGCGAAGAACGCGACGCTGGTGCGGGACATCTGCTTCGAGTCCCCGAAGTCGGGGCTGCTGTCGGTGTTCCCGCCGGAGGAGGTCGCGAAGTACAACTCCTCGCTCGGTGAGACGACGCTTCGGCTGACGAACGGCACGTTGATCCGGGGGTTCGGTGCGGAGACGCCGGACAACCTGCGCGGCTGGGCGTTCGACAAGGCGTGGTGCGACGAGTACGCGGCCTGGTCCCGGCACACCGCACAAGAGGTCTACGACATGCTGTGGTTCTGCCTGCGCGAGGCGGACACCCCGCAAGTCGTCATCTCCACGACGCCCAAGCCGCTCCCGCACGTGAAGCGGCTCGTCGAGCGCGGCCGGGAGCAGGAGAAGGCACACGAGGAGGGCGGGGCTCCGCCGCGGGTGGTGCTGACGCGCGGGCACATGCGGGAGAACGACGCGAACCTGTCGGCGGCGGCCCGCGAGGAGCTGGAGGAGGAGTACGCCGGCACCCGGCTCGGGCGGCAGGAGCTGTCCGGGGAGCTACTCGAGGACGTGGAGGGCGCGCTGTGGAAGGGCTGGATGCTGGAGGTCGAGGGTTTCCGGCCCCGGCCCGAGCATCTGCCGGACCTCCAGCGCGTAGTGGTGTCCGTGGACCCGGCGACCAAGAGCCACGAGAACGCGGACATGACGGCGTTCACGGTGGCGGGGCGCGGGTTCCCGGTGGAGACGATGTTCGGGGACGACCGTCCGCGCGGGTATCTGCTGCACTGCGAGCAGGACCGGTACACGCCGACGCAGGCGATGAAGCGGGCCGCCGCGCTCTACCACGAGCACCGGGCGGACTGCGTGGTCATCGAGGCGAACAACGGCGGCGACTACCTGCCCGCGCTCCTGGAGCAGGTGGACCCGACAGTGAACTGGCGCATCGTTCACGCGACGCGCGGGAAGCGGGCGCGGGCGGCCCCGGCAGCGCAGCTGTACGAGCAGGCTCGGGTGTCGCATGTCGGGCCTGCTCGGAGGTTCGCGGAGCTGGAGGAGCAGATGACGACGTTCGTCGGTCAGGGAGAGACGGAGGACTCGCCGGATCTGCTGGACTCGGCGGTGTGGGCGCTGTGGGATCTGTTCCTGGATCCGACGATGCCGCCGCCGCGTGGTGGGGATGACCAGCGTCTGTCCGGTCGTCGGTAGTCATCGGTGACGAGCTCCAGCAGATGCCGGACGGACAGGTGGGCATCTGCCGGATGGCGGAGCGGGCCGTCGGGGTGGAGCGTGTATCGGGTGCCTCGACCCTGCCGCTCGCGGCTGAGGTACCCCGCCTGTTCGAGGTCGGAGACGATGCCTTGGACGGTGCGCTCGGCGATGTGGCAGGTGGCGGCGATGTCGCGGAGGCGGGTGGAGGGGGCACGTGCGATGGCCAGCAGCACGTGGGCGTGGCTGGTGAGCAAGCCCCTTCCGGCGTACTGGTCCATGACGAGTCCTCCGCCCTCGGCACGATCGTGCCGGACATACCAGCGACAAAATACCGGAAATGATTCTCCCCTCTGGGGCGAATGGGGTGATGGTTCGGGGGTAATCGGGGGTGCGTAAGTTCTGGCGCTTCGGCACGTGAGGCGGACTGGATGGACCTGGCTGGGCAAGATGAGGGTTCGCCGCCGCTTGCGGATCGTCTGATCTCGGCTGCCGCCGCGTTCGAGGGTAGTGAAGAGATCGCCGAGGCCCGTGACCTGGCGCGGGCCTTCCTGACCAGGGTGCAGGCGGTGCATGGCCTGCCGGTGTCGGGGCGCGTGATGGGCGTGGTGCAGCTCGTGGTGAGCGAGCTGGTGACCAACGCGCGCAAGTACGCCCCGGGCCCCTGTCTGCTGACCTTGGAGGTCAGTGAGGGGGCGGTGGAGGTAACGGTGTGGGACAGCGATCCGGGCCTGCCCGTCCCTCGGGCGACGGACCCTGGCCGGGTGGGCCAGCATGGGCTGGAGATCGTCACGGCAGTGTGCCGCAGTTTCGAGATGCACCGTGAGCCGGTGGGCAAGCGGATCACTGCGGCCGTGGAACTCGCTGACGATCCCGGTGGGGCTGCGGTCGGCCGCCAGGCGCTATGAGAGCTGTCGGTGGGCGGTTCGCTGGACTATAGGCTGATCGGTGGCGCGGGGCCGACGTCCGGAGGAGACCGTGGGCCTGCGCCAACTCGTGATCGATGCGTGGTCGTGGCTGAACTACAAGCCGGTGATGGCGGAGGCCGGTCGTCCGGGCAGCCGCGCGTTCCCGGAGCTGGCCAAGACGTGGGTGCCCCCGCATGAGTTGCGGCGGCTGGCCGCGTACAAGGTGCTGGCGTCGTACGACAACAACCAGGCCGGGCAGCTTGCGGCGGCCGGTGGCGACGCGAGCGCGCTGGAGCGGCGGGAGCTGGGCGACGCGGCGAATCTGGTGGACACCGCGCTGGGCTACCTCCTCGGTTCGGAGCAGAAGGTCACGGTCGAGGGCGCGGAGCACGCCGATGCGGAGAGGCCGACGCCCGGTGCGGCGGAGGCCGCCGCCGTTCAGGACCGGCTCAGGAAGTGGGCGGACAAGGAGCTGCTGACCTTCCGGGTCCAGCAGGCCGAGCGGGCTGCGGTGCTGCTCGGGGACAGCGTGATGGTGCTGGCGTGGAACCCGGAGAAGCAGCGGCCGACGCTGCGGGTTTACGATCCGGGGTTCTTCTTCCCGCAGTGGGACGACGAGGACGAGGACTTCCCCAGGCGGGTGCATCTGGCGTGGGAGCTGCCGGCGGACGACGATGCCGGGCTGAAGGCCCGGGTGCGTCGGGTGACGTACGAGCTGGGTCCGATCTCCGAGGACGGCGAGCCCGGCGACGAGGGCGCGGCGGCTGGCGGGCGGCAGTACCCGTGGGAGCCGGGCCGGACGTCCAATGTGACGTGCTACCTCACGGACGCGGAGTGGCTGCTGGAGGACTTGAAGAACGGCGAGACGCTGGATCGGCTGCCGATGGACAAGGCGAGTTTCCGGGTGCGGCCGGACGGCACGGAGCTGAACCGGCTGGATCTGATGATCGACTTCGTGCCGGTGGTGCACATCGCGAACACGATCCCGGACGGTGGGGAGCACTGGGGGCGCTCGATTCTGGCGCGGGTTCTGCAGGCGCTTGACGAGCTCGCGGCCACGGACTCGGACAGCTCGGCCGCGTCGGCGACGACGGGCACGCCGATCATCGGGCTGGCGGGTGCGCGGCTGCCGGTGGATCGGGCGACGGGCAGGCCGCAGGAGCTTCAGGTGAAGGCCGGTGCGGTGTGGCAGCTCGGTGAGACGGGGCGGATGGATGCCCTGGACACGTCGCCGCAGTTGGCCGAGCTGCGGGCGCGGGTGGATCACCTGCTGGAGCGGATTGCGGCGAACAGCCGGGTGACGGCGGCTGGGCTCGGGACGCTGGAGGCCACGGAGGTGCCGTCGGGGTACGCGCTGAAGCTGGCGCTGGGGCCGCTGGATGCGTTGATCGGCATGATGCGGTTGGCGCGGGAGCACAAGTACCGGCTGCTGTTCAAGATGGTGCAGCGGCTGTACCAGGCCGGGCGGGCGGAGGGCTGGACCGCCGGGGAGACGCTGCCGGCGCGGCTGGCGTGGGCGCCGCACACGCCGACGGACCGGGGCGCGGTGCTGGAGGAGGTCGTCAAGGCGTACGGGGCGGGGGTGCTGTCGCTGGAGACGGCGGTGGCGATGTTGCTGGAGGCCGGGTACCCGATCAAGGACGCCTCGCAGGAGGTGGAGCGGATCAGGGCGAAGGCGGAGCAGGAGGCCGCGGTGCGGATGGCGGAGGCCGCTGCTCGGCGTGGGCGCGAGGAGGACGAGGGCCAGGAGGAGGATGACGGGTCGGGGTCGGCCGGGGTGAGGAAGCCGGTGGAGGTGGGCCGGTGATGCAACCTCCGGGTGGTGTCTCCGTGTCCGAGGCCATCCTGTGTGTGGGGGATCGGGCAGGGCTCGTGGCCGTGTCGGTGCAGGTGGCTACACTGACCGTCAGCGCGGGGGCGCGCTCTGGAGGAGATGTATGGTCCGGCCCCTGCCGTCTCGCCGTCCTGTCGGCCACCGCCGTGACGGGCGGCCGATCTACCCGATTCTCGGTGCCTCGTCGGACGACGAGACGAACGACCAGTTGGACGACGCCACGGACAGCGGCGGCGAACAGCAGGTCACGGTCACACAGGACCGGTTGGGCAAGATGCTCACCCGTGAGAAGGCCCAGGGCGAACGGGCAGCGATCAAGCGACTGTTGGCCACGCTCGGGTTCGACTCGCCGAAGGCCCTCACCGAATTCGTGACCGCACAGCGGGAGGCCGAACAGGCCGCACTGTCGGAGGTGGAGCGCCGGGAACAGGCGGCGGCCGAGCGCGAGTTGCAGGCCGCGCGCCGGGAGGAGTTGGCCGCCGAGCGGGAGAGGGCGGCGCTTCGCCGGGCCGCGCTGGTGGCGCTCGGCGCGGAGGGCGACGATCTGGTGGACGCGGAGCGTCTGCTGGCCGTGGACGACGAGGACGCGGACGAGGCGCAGATCCAGTCGGCGGCCGAGGCCCTGCGAGCAAGGCGTCCGGAGCTGTTCGGTGAGGTTCGCACCCCGGTGCCGGCCGCCCCCGCGGGCGCACCGGCAGGGCGCGGCCCGACGCGGACGGCCCCGGTGTCCAAGCCCGGTTCGGCCGGGCTGGAGATGGCCAAGCGCCGTGGCCTGATCCCGGAGTTCAGCGACTCCGCAGCCCGATAGCCCGGGCCTCACACCTTGGGGGACCACGCCCCCTGAACTTCGTGGACGGCATCGCCTCCGTGGGCGGTGTGCGGAATCTGACCGCAGCGTCCATGGAGACACGCACATGACCATCCAGCCCGTCTCGAAGTCCGAGTACACCACCGCCAACCGCGAGTGGCTGGCGTCCCTGCACGGCACCGACTCCGTCGACACGATCACCCTCGACCTCAACCTGTTCTGCGAGGGCACGCACTACGTGTGCGGCGACGGATGCGACCCGTACGGCCGGGTGCTGTCCGGTGTGCCGGTCGGCAGGGTCGCGGAGTCCGGCCTGTACGGCCCGTACGACCCGGAGGCGCACTGCGGTCGCCAGATCCTGCGCGGCTTCGTGATCGCCGAGGCCCCGTTCGCGCCGGGACAGACCCGTGTTCCGGCCGCGCTGCTGTGGCACGGCGCGGTGAAGGCGTCGAAGGTGCCGGGCGGCATCGACGTGTCCCAGCTCGTGTGGCACCCGCGTGCCGCGCAGATCCGCTTCGTGTGAGCGGGGGCTGAGCTGTGACGATTCAGGACCTGCTCAAGGACGTCTCGGTCATGGACCTGACGGCGTTCGCCAGGGCGATCCCGTCCCCGAAGGACTTCCTCCTCACCCAGACGATCTTCCCGACCGTGGAGATGCGGGAGGTGAAGTGGCGTACGAAGGACTCCGGCCGGTACGTCAACGTCGCCAAGTACCGGGCGTTCAACGCCTCGGTGCCGTTCGCGACCCGTGAGGCGTGGCAGACGTCCCGCGAGGGTGCGCTGCCCGCGCTGGGTCAGAAGCTCGTCGTCTCCGAGCAGGAACAGATCCTGCTGGAGGCGTCGCACGGCTCGGATCAGGACCGGCTGATCGAGCTGCTGTACGACGACGTGGAACGGCACGTCGAAGCGATCCGGTCCCGGCTGGAGCTGGCAGCCGGCGACGTGCTCGTGGACGGCCGGTTCACGCTGGAGCAGGAGAACGGCCTGACGCTGGAGGTGGACTGGAACGTCCCCGCCGAGAACATGCCGGTCGCCCGTATCCCGTGGTCGGACCCGGCCTCTGACCCGATCGCGGACGAGCTGCGGTGGATCCAGCACCTGGACGACATCGGCGCGCCGGAGCCGGAGCTGGTGATCACCAGCCGGAAGGCGTTCAGCTACCTGGCGGCGAACAACGCCTACAGGGCGGCCTACTACGGGAGCGTGAACCCGTCGACCACGCCGACGGCCACGCTCACCCCGCAGCAGATCAACGTGGTGCGCGGCAACTACTCGCTGCCGCCGATCCAGTTCTACAAGGCCCAGGTGCGGGTGGACGGCAAGCCCCGCAAGGTGCTGCCCGAGGACCTGTGGATTCTGGTGCCGCCGGAGCGGGAGAAGTGGGCGCAGACCATGTATGGGGTGACCGCGGAGGCCTTGGTGCTGTCGCGTGGCTCGAACCCGGAGATCATCCGGGAGGACGCCCCCGGCCTGATCATCACCCGAGGCGTCCAGGATGACCCCGTGCAGATCTGGACCAAGGGCGCCGCGGTCGGCATGCCCGTCATGCACACCCCGGACGCGCACATCGTGGCGAAGGTCCTGTGATGGCGGGCCGCGGGCGGCTGAAGGCCGCGGTGTACGTACAGGACCCGACCACGCGGGAGGAATTGGTCCTGCTGCCGGGCGACTGCCCGGCCCCGGAGGTGGCCGTGTTGATCACCAACCCGGACGCCTGGGACGCACCGCCGCAGGACGACGCCGAGCCGGAGCCGATCGCTGTCGGCGAGCCGGACCCGACTGCGGGCAGCGTCGAGCCGGACTCGGGACAGGGCGAGGCCGGCGGGGGCGGCACGAAGAAGTCGGCGTCGCGGCGGACTCGCTCGTCCTCCGCGTAATACGCTCACGCGTACGGTCCGGAGCCAGCTTCCCCCGTCTGGCTCCGGGCCGTACCTCGTATTGAGGGATGTGAACCTGGTGGACGAGTTCCAGCGGTCGTGGCTACTTGCGCAGCTCGGGCCGGACACCGACCCGGCCGACCTGGAGCGCCGCTACTTCCGGCTCCGGTCGGTACGGGCGGTCGCACTCGAGGTCCTCGGCGAGCGGAGAGCGAAGCTCCTCGCGGACCCGCTGAAGGTCACCGTGGACGGTGTGGTGACCATGGACCTCCAGGAGAACCTGCGCGGCATCGAGCGGCAGATTGAACAGGTCCGCCAGGCCCTCGCCCCGGACGACCCGGGCGACCAGAAGGAAGAAGCGGAGCCGGTGATGGCGGTGACGTGGCTGGGCCCCGCGCGCCGCTACCGGTAGCGGCGGAAGCATGAGTCGCTCAGCTTGGGATTACATAGGACGCCTCCCCGATTTGATCATGTGCAGATTGTTCGAAAGTGAAAGTCGGGGTCGTATTTCCATGCGATGAACAAAACTAAAGGCGACGCTGAGGAATGCAGTCAATGTCGGAGTGAAAGGAAAAGCGACTTGCGCTCAGAATTGTAATTCTGCGGCGCGGTGGTATATACTCTGACTCGATCCGCTTCCGTATAAAACGCGTCCAGGTGCCCGAGGTTAAAAATGACAGATTCCCGCACAATCACGCCCCCTCTCCAAGAGAGGACGGCCGAGGTCTTTGAGGGTGACGCCTATGACCTCATGGAGAAAATCCCCGCGGAATCTGTCGACCTGATCATTACTTCACCCCCGTACTGGGGACTTCGCACGTACGGCCTCGACCACAACGAGGAAATCCTGCGCGAGTGGGAAGCCGAGGGTGGCAGCAAAGAGGAGCCGCCGCCGTACGACTGGTACCGACTGCACGGCGGCTGCCTGGGATTGGAGCCCCTCCCGGAGTGGTATGTCAGCAACCTCGTCGAGATCTTTCAGCGTGGCGCTGCGGCTCTGAAGCCGAGCGGTAGTCTGTGGATCAACATCGGGGACACGTATTTTGCCCGCTGGTCAAGCATTCGGATGGATGGCCGGCAGGGGCTTGGCGATAACCCGCGGATGCGCAGGAAGACCCCCATGGGGGGGTTCCGTCAGGAGAAGCAGATGCTGCTGATTCCGGCGCGGTTCGCCATCGCCATGCAGGAAAAGCGGTGGATTCTCCGTAACGACCTGATCTGGGAGAAGCGAAACGTGCCGCCCCGTCCCGAAAAGGACCGGCTTCGACTGGCGCATGAGCACTTCTTCCACTTCGTGAAGCGCCCGAAGGAAGGGCGGGCGAAGTACTACTACGACCTGTCTGCCGTGGAGGACGGCGCGCGGGACGTCGTTAGGGTGAACGCTGCGCCGGGTTCAGATGGTCATTCGGCAACTTTCCCGGTGAAGCTGATTGAGCCCCGAATTTTGAGCTCGTGCCCCCCTGGCGGCCTTGTGCTGGACCCCTTCTGTGGCACAGGCAGGTCGCTTGCGGTAGCTGTAAAGAATGGCCGCCGCGGGATGGGCTTTGAGATCACCTCGAAGTTCTCGGCGTCCGCGCGATCGAACGCAACGAACCTGAACTTCGCTACCGAAGCTGCCGAAGAAGCGGATCTCCCCGTACAAAGGGATACAGACCCGCAGTCTCAGCTCTTCTAGTCGGAGATCCTTTTCCCGGATCGGCGACGGTCTGTGCGCCGATCCGATTTCCCGGGGCGTGGTGGGGTCGGGGCGAGTAGCCGAGGCAAGGCCAAGACTCGGGCCATTAGATCGTGAACAGATCCTGCTGATTGGGCGGCGTCTTTTTCTTCTTCCTGACTTTGGCTACGAAGTCGGAACGAAGGGCGCTGCCCTCTCGGCTTGATGTCATGGCTTCTAGATAGTTCGGCAGCGTGGTCCGTGTGGATTCGACTAGGTCGAGGCGGAGCTTACCGTGCGAGTCCAAGTCGCCGCTGTACTCGAATCCGGCAAAAGTGATGTCCCAGGGCGCGCCATCTTCGACTGGAGTGAAATTGATCCGCGATCGAAGTTGTTCCAGGATGCTGTGCTGCATGACGACGTACAGGGGAACATCTATTTGCTTGAAGTATTCCCCTTTCACGGCCACCTGAGTCCCCAGGCGCTTGTACACGTTTCCCGTGTTTACGCCATAGTCAACGGTGTCGCGCCGACCCTTTCGTTCGGCCTCGGCGGTGAAGTACGAGCGCCAGTTCGCAACATCGCCTGCCTCCCATGCTTCCCAGGCCGGGCCGACCCCGCCGCCCCGAAGGTCGATGGCCTGCGTTTCGATGGCGATAATGCGAGTTCCGTCAGGAGCAGAAGGATCATCAGAGTAGGCAACGTAGTCGATGTTGAGTCTCGGCTTGCTCGTCGCCATGACTTCTGACACTAGCGTTGCCGGTTCGCTGCCAAAGTAATCAGTTACCGCCCACTCGACGGGAGGGCCGTCCAGGCGATGGTCGCAGACCGCGTAAGTCCTTTGCTGCCCTTTATTCCAATTGGCGGCATAGGTGACTGAACAGTAGCCAAAGTGGTACTGGCGGTACTTCTCGCACAATCCGCCAGCGAAGGGACAGGTCTTCTCGCTCCACGCTTTGGCGGCGTCAGGCGCCGCGCTGTCGTGGGGGAAGCCAAACGCTTCGACGATGGGGAAGACGGTTCCTCGCCCGTTCTGACCGTTACTCTGCACCATCCCGACATGGTATCTGGGTGTCAGAGGTGGCTAACCAGCCTGCCAGGCAGGCTAGTTCAGGCCACGGGAGACCCTGGTGACCCCTGGAACCCTTCTCGGGTAGACGGCCGTGCCAGCCAACCGGGGGCTGCGCGGTGGCCGTACGGCAGTGCGAAGGCCGGACAGCGTCGGACTGGAGCTAGGCGTTTCCCGATTGCGGACAGAGTCGCGTGCTTCGTATTCTTCCGGGCAACGCGTTGACGGAGACGAGTAGCCAGGGATCACGCGAGCAGAGAGAGCCGCCAGCAGCTGAGAAGGCGGTCTCGCGCCCCGAGGCGAAGACCCTCCCGAGCGCGGGGAGGAACGGTCCCCTGTGGTGGGCCCAATGCCCCGCCGGCTGGCCCCCGTCACTGGGCCCGAATGAGGCCGCCGCAGTGTGGCGGCGAAAGTGCGGTGGCACCGCGAGTTGCCCTTCTCGCCCGCACTCCCAAGGGATCATGACGAAGTCCTTCGGAGGACCGAAATGATCCACAGCCTCGTACACGTCTCCGACCTGCGAGAACACGCTGGCCGTACCGTATCCGTCTGCGGGTGGGTGAACACGCTCCGCCTGCAGCGCAAGATGCAGTTCGTCATCGTGCGGGATAGCACCGGCATGGTGCAGGTAACCCACAAGCGCGACGGCGGGCCGCTGGAAGCCCAGCTCGAAGCACTCACCCCCGAGTCCGCCGTCCGAATCACCGGCCGCGTCGTCGACGCCGCCCAGGTCAAGCTCGGCGGCCTGGAGATCGTCCCCGAGGTGGTTGAGGTCCTGAACCTGGCCGCCACGCCGCTGCCGATCGACGAGCACACCGGTCTGGAGCAGCGGATGGACTGGCGTTTCCTGGACGTGCGCCGCCGTCCCGCCACCCGGCTGATGTTCGCCGTGCAGACCACCCTGGAGCAGGGGATGCGCGAGTACGCCTACGCGCAGGGCGCCACTGAGATGCACACCCCCAAGCTCATGGGCACCGCCTCGGAGTCCGGCGCAGAGGTCTTCAAGCTGGGCTACTTCGGCCGCAGCGCCTACCTGGCGCAGTCGCCGCAGTTTTTCAAGCAGATGGCCATCGCGGCCGGCGTCGACAAGGTCTTCGAGATCGGCCCCGTCTTCCGCGCCGAGCCGTCGTTTACCTCCCGGCACGCTACCGAGTTCACCGGCGTCGACGTGGAGCTGGCCTGGATCGACGGCGTCGAGGACGTCATGGCGTTCGAGGAGCGGATGCTCGCCCACGCGATCGCCAAGGTTGCCAACACCCATGGCGAGGCGATCGCCGAGCACTTTGGGGTCGAGGTCACGGTCCCCACCACGCCCTTTCCTCGCATCACCATGGCCGAGGCGCAGGAGATCCTGCGCAAGGGTGGCTGGGACCCGGCAGGGGCCAAGGAGGACCTGGACCCGGAGGGAGAGCGAAGCATCTCGGCCCACATCAAGGAAGCCACCGGGCATGAGTTCGTGTTCATCACGCACTACCCGGTCAGTATCCGGCCCTTCTACCACATGCGGCCGGCCGACGACCCGAGCGTGACCTTGAGCTTCGACCTGCTGTGGAAGGGACTGGAGGTCACCACCGGAGCCCAGCGTGAGCACCGGTACGAGGTGCTGTTGAAGCAGACCGCCGAGAAGGGCATGAGCACCGAGCCCATGCAGGACTACCTGAACGCGTTCCGGTACGGATGCCCGCCGCACGGCGGGCTCGGCATGGGCCTCGGTCGGGTGCTGATGGTGATGCTCGGCCTGGACTCGATCCGCGAGGCCACGTTCCTCTTCCGCGGACCGAACCGGCTCACCCCGTAAGCCAGGCGTGAGGGGTCCCGCTGCACGAGCGGATGCCTCGTGCAGCGGGACGCGCCGACACAGTGGTGATCCAGCGAGGTCTCAGCGCGTGGCTCAGTATCCGTTCGGCAGGGCACCTGGTGATGGCCTGCGCGGACCCACAGGCGGCTGGGTAGGGTCGTGGTACACCGAGCAGGGGAGTTAGTTGCATGGCCAGCGAGATCGTGATCGCGCAGACGACTATCGACGACGAGGACCAGGCGAGGGCGCTGGCACGGGGTGCGGTCGAGAGCAAGTTGGCAGCAGGCGTTCACATCGACGCGCCGATCACCGCCGTCTACTGGTGGAAGAACGAGGTTGAGACAGCGCGGGAGTGGCGTATCTCGTACATGACGACGACAGACCGCCTCCCGCAGCTGGAGGCGTGGCTGTCCGAGAAGCACCCGTACGACGTCCCTCAGTGGATCACCCTGCCGGTGACCGGCGGGTCGGATGCGTACCTGTCCTGGGTTGTTGAGGAGACGCGGAGCTGACGAGCGACGCACCGCACAGCGTCGTTCGTTTCCTGAGCTGGCCCATAACGAGGTGATCGGTTCAGGACGCGAACTGCCGCAAGTGAAGGGCGAGCTCCCGCTCACTGTCGGGAAGCCACGCCGCGATCTTCGCAGCGCGTTCTTTGCCCATCGTGTTGGGCTTGGCTTGTGAGGCGGCCGTGAACTGACGTGATACGTAGACGCCTTGTTCGACGTCGCCTCCGCGTAGCAGGGCCGAGGCGAGGTCACCGAGCACGACGACGCCGCCATCCGGTAGTTCGTCCCCGAGGCGGTCGACCGCGGTGTCGGCCGTGGCGGTGAGTTCGGATCGCCCCAACTGCCCGTACACGGACAGGGCCAACGAATCCATCCGGTACGGCGTCACAAAGCGGACCCATGCCTGCTCGCTGGTGTGATCAGCGAAGTCGTAGGCGAAGCGTGCTCGGTCAAGCGCACGCAGCGCGCCTGTCTCGTCGCCGACCGCCGCAGCTTCTTCCGCATGCCTACCGAGAACCCAGGCTGCGGCCGTGGCGTTGCCGTGACCGCGTACGTCCTGGGAAGCCTGGGACAGGAGTTCCAGCTTCCTCTTCGGTGTCGGAGCCCCGTAGCTGGCGTAGGTGAGGGCCAAGGCTCTGAGGGGAGGATGCCCGGCCCTCGCCGCGCACTCAGTCGTGACGTTGTAGTAGGCGCCAGCCTTGTCGTACTCGCCCAGGTCCCAGGCCACCCATCCGGCAAGGGCGGCGGTTTCCCCGGCGGCGATGGTGAGGGCCCGTTCGTGCTCGCCGGCGTGAGGCAGGGCCGCGGTGATCGCGTCAAGGTGCGACTCGACGGTGTTCTGCAGGCGGCGGGCACTGAGATTGAGTTCCTGGACATGTAGGTCAGCAGCTCGGTTGATGAGCGCGACCGCAGAGGGCGTGTCGATGCGGGAGCCCTTGCTGAGAGCGAAGGCAAGCCGCCCCCAGGGCTCGGCAGCCGCGCTTACGCCAATGGCGGCGCTGCCCAGCAGCTTGCGGCGCTTCACGTCGTCCTGGTCCTCCTCTTCACCGACGTTCCCCCTCCTCCGTCGGGCGCGGGCGGCCTTGGCTTCCCGCAGCAGTTCTTCGAAGGGGACGCCGCAGGCCACCGCGATGTGGGCGAGCGTGTGGTTCGTAGGGACGTTCTCAAACTTCTCGTAGCGGCTGATTTCCCGGCGGGTCATGGTGTCCCTGCCGGAGACAGCGTTGATCGCGTCTGCCTGCTGCTCTTGCGTCCGGCCTGCGTCCTTCCGGAGCCGGAGGAGCAGTTCGGCGAACGGATCTGTCATGAGTGTGACCTCTGTCGTGGGCGGAATCCAATCATGGCCTCAATTCCCCCTGTGCTTTCCCCCCTTGACAGATTTTTCCCTCTCCGGATTCCCCTGGTAGACGGCTTCGTGGCGCGGTGCGATGGGTGCATGACCAGGCTCCAAGAGGCGACCCCGCCGGGCGGGGGCACGGACAGAACTGCGGCTGTAGCACGCCGAGGGACGCCCGGCGAGGACCCGACATCGCGACGGGAGTGGAGAACGCCGAAGACCCCCACCACGGCCTTCGCCCCGGCCGCCTCGGCCCCGGGTCACGCCGCCGCGACGGGCTTCGAAGTTGACTTCCTTCCGGCCGAGTTCCGCGTCGGGCAGATGAGGCGGATCGCGGCAGCCCATCTGCGTCATTGGCACCTGACCGCGCTGACCCACGACGTCGCGCTTGCCGTATCCGAGCTGGTTACCAACGCGGTCCAGCACGCCGAGGGAACTCCGGTTGGACTGAGAATCTGGCGCGCCGCGCACGAACTTCGCATCGAAGTCACCGACGGATCGCCGATGCCCGCCCGTCCGCGGCGCGCGGGCGAGGCAGACGAGAGCGGCCGTGGGCTGTTACTCGTCGCTGCTATCGCGAAGGAGTGGGGCACTAGTCCCGACGGGACGATGACATGGTGCTCCCTCACGATCCCCGAAGGGAGATCGTGATGGTTGCAGTGTCGGCAGGCGTTGCCGCGCAGTTGCTGACCCGCCGAACCTCCAACGATCACAACACGCTGGGCACGCTGCTTTACTCGCTGCGCCGCTCCCTCGCCAGCGAGGCGATCGACGAGCAGCTGTACGACGACCTGGATGCTGTACTCGACGAGTACGCGCGACCCGCCCCGCACGAGATCACGGCCATCGCGGAGCGGTTCCGGAAGACGACCACCAAGATCGTAGAGGTCGTTCCGTATCTCGTGCGGCCGTACCCGGTTGAGGCGATGCGACGCCTGATCTATCTGAGCGCCGAGCATCCCCGCCCCGATGACGCACTGGGCCACCTACGACGGTTCGCCCTCACCATCCTCGCGATCCTCGACCTGATGGGAGAGAGCGCCTCATGAACGCCCTCCACTTCGGAGTGTCACCATGACCACGAAGCCGCAGCGGCCTGACATTGCCCGCGACCTGATCGACCGTGCTGAGAGATCACGGGAGTACCGCTCCAGGCTCGCCCGCGGTCTCGCGAGCCGGGCCGAGATCGACATGGGACGCCACAACGACCATGCCAACGCCCAGGTGCTCCGTCGGATTGCCGGTGAACACGGGTGGCCGGGCAGGAGCTTGGTCGGCGAGGAGGCAGCCAAGGCGGCGTGGCAGATCGCTCTCCAGGCCGACCACCTCGCCGACTTCCAGCGCCTCGCCCTACGTCTGATGGCCGCCGCCGTGGAACGGGGTGAGGCGACGATCCAGCAGTGGGCGCACCTGCATGACCGGTGCAGCATCAATGCCGGCACGGCGCAAACCTACGGAACCCAGTACCGCAGCGGACCCGACGGTGTAGAACCCTTGCCGGTCCGAGAGCCCCAGCACCTCAACGCCCGCCGCGCGAGCGTCGGCCTGCGGCCCTTCGCCGCCGCTCACGAAGCCTTACGACGACGCCACACCCGCGAACCGGAATCCGGACCGCCCGACGACACTGAGCACCGCGGTGCGGCACTTACCGAGAAGGCGGCGGCATGACGACCGCCACCAGGAGCCCTTCAGCGCAAGCCCCTGCCGCTGGGCGAATTACGGTCGGCTGGTTGTCGGTTGAGAGCCCGGCGGACGCGCGGGGTGGCTGCGAGGAGCTTCCCTCGCCTTCTGATGTCGCGCCCGCCCCATCCGTTCTGCTGTCTTCCGATATGAGGTCACCGACCCGTGTGCGAGCACCAGCCTCCGTGTCCGTCAGCCGAGTCTTCCGACCACGAGGCCGCCCGTGTGGTGGCCGCTTGCCCGGAGCAGGGGTGGTGGCGGCTATGCAATGGCGTTCTTCTCTTCGAGGACACGGGGGAGTTGCTGCCGGACGGGCGGTTCGTTGCTCCACACCGAATGGCGTCGGCTGTTGTGAGGGCGATGTAGCCGGGACGCACCGAAAGATCGCCCGCCACGGCAAGGCATCACCGGGTCAGTGTGGCGTCGAGGTACGCCTGCACCGGCTCGAAGAGGCCATAGGGCACGTACTCTGGAATCTGGGCATGCTGGACCCACGCAAGTTCAGCCAGCTCTTCGTCGTCCGCGACGTAGGGGGTCCCCGACTCTACGGCGCAGGCCACGTACGACATGCTGCGACCAGTCTTGGGGTGGACTCGTTCTCCGAGCAGCTTGAGCGCGGTCACGTTCATGCCGACTTCTTCGCTGGTCTCACGCACGGCTGCTTGCTCAGGGCTCTCGCCTTGTTCGATTTCGCCGGCGGGGAACTGCCACGACAGCTGACCTTCCGCGACCCGGCGACGGACCATGAGAACGCCACCGTCCTGGACCACGATCGCGGCTGCGATGCCCGGTCGCTCTTCTGTCGTCTGCTCGGTCATGCGTCTTCCTCCAGTGCTGCCAGGATCGGCGGGTAAATCGTGTCGGCGGAAATGAAGCGGCCCACCGCATTCTTCGGTACCCAGGCCACATCTACGTTCTCAACCACGTCGCTGTTCGTCGCGTCCCCTGCCAGGTACTCGCAGAGGAAGTACACGCAGTGCACGCCCGTGACTGGATGGACCCGCTCACCGAGACTTCGCCGTACAGCACAGTGCACGCCTGTCTCGTCCAGCGTCTCGCGGATCGTCGCGGTCTCGGGTCTGACTCCCGGCTTGATGACACCAGCGGGGAACTGCCACGTGATCCCGGATGCGTCGTCGCCGCGGCGGCAGACCAGAAGGACCTCCTCGGCGCGAACGACGACTGCGATTGCGACGCGCAGAGCCTGGGGCTGCGGCCCCGAGGCTTCCGTGCTCGTGCCGTTGGAACCGGCGACGAGCAGAGCGAATCGCTGTCGGACCGTGGCTGGTGCGCTCTCGAAGACGGAGTCAAGGAGTTGCTGCATCTCCGAGCGTGGTACCACGTCTGGATCCGAGTGCCAGGTGGCCACCGTTCGGGTAGAGATGCCCAGGCGGTCAGCGAAGGCCTCGCGGGTCAGGCGGAGAGCAGATTGGAGCATGCACGCACGGTGGCCGGTCCAAACGTCGATCACTTCCATCGCGGAGCCTCACGGATCGGGTCGGCAAGGTGCATGTTCAATGTGCCGAAGTTGCACGCTCGTTGCACTGCCAGTTCATGGCGAAGCGATGCGATCACCGGTTGACTCTCAGGTGTGCCTACCGAGACCCCGCGATCCGCCTCATGTATGCCTGGGTGGCGAGCTTGCAGCCGCCTGAGCATCGTAGGCGGAAGTTGCCTTGTAGATCAGCAAGTTGGCTGGCGCCTGCGCGGTCTTGGCCTGATGACGTGCGTTGAGAAGCACATGAACGGCCGCCCGGGGTTGGACGTCACGACGAAGCCCTGGACGGCAGCCGGCCCGTGTCTGCCCCCCGTCGGGCACGGGTCGGCACCCAGCAACGGAAGCCGCAGGAGGGAGAGGACGTGTCCGAAGGGGCGTCGAGGCGCAGATACCCGGACCGCGTCTGGCTCCGTCTGGGGACCGGGATGTGCGACCGGACGCCGGACATTGTCGATCTCCGTTCTCGTCCCTACGGCGGTGGAGCCGGAACATGAAGCCGAGCACGTTGTGGGGCCGATTCGAGTGGACCCAGGGCTGCTGCTTCCGGTGCGACCGGCAGGACGCAGACGTCGCTGTTATCGGCTCGATCAGCTGCCGAGGCCTGGAGGTGACGATCACTGCGTGTCGCCGCTGTGTGTTCCACCTAGAGCAGCTGCACTGGACGCTCGTGGAGCGCCAGCAGCGACTCTCGGCTCGGCCGCCGCTGACTGCCGCGCCCGCTGACGGTGCCCCATCACCTCGCCAGCCGCAGCCGGGCCGAGGTCGCTCGTCCCGTAGGAGTCGCCGCCCGACAGCCAGGCTGGGCACCATCTTTCGACTATCGAATCGCCATACAAGAGGAGTAGGTCAGCATCGGCGCACGTAGCTCAACTGCCAGGAAATGATCAGCCCTTCGGGCGCGGGTAACCTCAGTCTCTGACGCGCTGAACGCCCGTCACATCACCCGCGAAAGAGATGAGAAGGACCATGGCGCAGGAGCAGGAACAGAAGGTGGAGCGCACACTCGTGCTCCTCAAGCCCGACGCGCTCGTGCGGGGCTTCGCCGGGAAGATCATCGCCCGGTTCGAGGACGCGGCGCTCAAGATCGTCGGCGTCAAGATGAAGCAGATGGACGCCGAGTTCACCCGGCGCCACTACTTCGATCTCGAAGAGCGACTGGGTGCCGAGGTGTACGAGTTCACCGCCCGATTTATGCAGCAGGGACCGGTCATCGCGCTGGTGCTCGAAGGCTTCGACGCCATCGCCACCGTTCGCAAGATCGTGGGCAGCACGTACCCGAACGAGGCTCCGGCCGGAACGATCAGGGGCGACTTCTCGCACTACAGCAAGGGTGCCAGCGTCGCGTCCGGTAAGGCGGTTGCCAACCTCGTGCACGCCTCCGGCAATGCGGAGGAGGCCCAGCAGGAGGTGGAGCTGTGGTTCGACAAGGACGAGCTGCACGACTACCGCACGCTCGCGGAGATCTACACCTACTGAGCATGGCGACGTCACCCCGCGCGCTTCGCCGCGTTGAGCACTACCTGGCACCACCATTAGCAGAGAGGGCACCATGATCAACGAGACCCGCGCCGCCTCCGTCCAGGAGCTCGAATCGATCTTCCAGCGGGAACTGGCGACCGACCGATGGGCGGCGACGGAGAGCGCCTACGCGCTGGCCTCCCGTTACCGGGACGAGGGCGACTGGGAGAAGTCCCGCGAATGGGTGAAGCAGTGCCTCCAGCTCCTGGAAGGCTTCCCCGCGGACACGATGGAGCAGGTCGCCACCACGCGCACGTCCGTCGGTGGCGTCGCACTGCCGAACTACCTCCACGAGGGCGTCGTGCGTGAACGCTTCGGCGAGCTTGCCTGATCTCACCACGGACCGCTAAGGCCGGCGGTGCGCGCACAGTCCGCTGTCCGCACCGCCGCCACACAACGTCACATAGCACTCCCTACCGAACCAGCCATGTGCCACCTGCGCAGGTTCGGGCGGATCAGTCATGCCTGAAGAAGGGACCAGACCGTTGCCCGTAGAGATCGAGATGCGCGCCCGATTCGATGAGGAGGCCCACGACCAGCTCGTCGCCCGACTGGAGCAGGAGGCCACCGACCTGGGCTGCGACGACAAGCACATCTACTTCTACGTCCTGCCGGACAAGCTCCTGAAGGTCACCGACAACACCGCCGCTGGGTCGGCGAAGATCACGCTCAAGCACAGCAAGATCGGCCAGGGCGTCGCGTTCCCCGAGACGGAGATCGCCATCGCTCGCGAGGACGTCTCCGCGGCCGTGCGGGTGTTCAATGCGCTGGGCTTCGAGTCCCAGATGCACCAGGCGTTCAACCGTCGCCACAACTACCGCTTCCGAGGCGTGGAGATCGCCGTCAAGTGGAGCGAGGCGTGGGGGCATCACGCCGAGTTCGAAGTGCTGCTGGACGACAACGCGAGTGACGCCGCCCGGCACGAGGCGACCGACCGCATCTTCGCCGTGGCCAAGGAACTGAACGTCACGTTGATGACCGAGCAGGAGCTCGCCGACTTCACCGCTGCGTTCGAGGCTGCCGAGCAGGCCCGCAAGGCCGCCCCCGCGGAGATCGAAACCCAGACCTGACCGTCATCCATCCTTCCGAGGCACCGAGGGGGTAGGCCCGATGAGCACCACCCCGCCGGCCGACAGCCTGGTCGAGCTGGCTGCACGTAAGCAGCTTCCGCACCACCAGTTCATGGATCCCGCCACCGTGCGATGGATCGAGGCCAACCGGCCGAACTTCCCGGACGCTCCGACGTACGAGCTGCGGGCCGCCTCTCAACGGCTCCTCTACCGGTCGGCCATCCCCGTCACGTGGATGGCCGAACCGAGGCTCGCTGACTCGCTGCACGGTATCCGCCACGCCATGCGGACCGCCGCGCTGGCTGCGCTCCTCGCGGAAGCCGCCAGTCTGTCCGAGGAGGACACGGCCACGCTGATCGTGGCAGCTGCGGTTCACGACTGCCGCCGTCTCCATGACAAGGACGACCGCGGCCACGGGGGCCGGGCTGCGGTGTGGCTTACGGACAACGCCGACGCCGTGTGGGCGCACTTCCACCTGACCGCCACTCCACGACACATCGTGGCCGCATCGACAGCCGTGCGTCTGCACGATGTGCCGTACTCCGCCTTCACAGCGGACGACAGGATCGACCACACCCAGGCCGAGGGAATCACCGACCTGCTCAAGGCAGCTGACGCCCTGGACCGCTACCGGCAACCGAAACTGTCCTGGTGGCCGGACAGCTCCCTCGTACGCACCCCAGCCACAGCCTTTGACGCGCTGCGGGCCGCGGCATTCGAACTCGTCGTGGCTTCAGAGGCAGCGCACCTAGCCGGCCTCGACAGCTCGGACTCCGTGTTCAAGGCACTGGAGCAGCGGGGGTTAGTCAGCTGATGGACATCCGCGACGGCTACCACCTGTGGGCCGATGCCCACGCCTTCTTTGACTCCCCGCTGATCTCCAGCACTCCCGATCACACCGACCCCCTCGGACAGCAGTCCGCCGCGTGGGAGACCCGGCTGGCAGAAGACACGCCCAACGGTGCCCTTTTGCGTGACAACGCCCTGTTCGACGCCCTCACCGGAACGGGGTCTCTTTACCTGCTGCACGTCACCCATGCACTTGAGGAGATCAGCCAGCATGGCTTCCTCTACCCCTCCGGAGGTTGCCTGGTCGGCAGCATCTACTGCGCGCCGCTGATCGCGAACGGCAGCGGCTTTCGCATGCATAACCTCGCCGAGTACGTCCTGACCAAGGAAGCACCCGCTTTCGTGGCGAAGGTCGGGACGACTGGCCGGACACCAACCCCGCTGATCTTCGAGATCACCCGCCCTCGACGCGCCTACCGCGGACTCGCAGGAGTGGACTACCTGCGCCTCGGTTCGATCCACCTGAGCATCTACACCCATCTCGAATACCTGCTGTCCACCACCGAGAGGTACGAGCTACGCGAGACCGTCGTCAGCCGCGTCAAGAACTCCACCACCTTCCTCGCACTCGCGGCGGCGATCGTCTACGAGGGTGCTGACGTAGCCCCAGCCGTGTTCATGGAGCTGCTGGACGAGACGATCCCCCGCCTGCCGATCCTCGGCTACCTGTACTTCGAGGCGCTGGCCGAATACCTGATGCTCCACTCCACCAGCGAGCACACCCAGAGCCTGGCGGCCAGGGGAGAACTCAACAACTGGCTCTACAAGGACATGCTCTTCGCCACCCTCGGCATGGCCGGCAAGTTCGACCTGGCGAAGTTCCGGCCGCCCCCGGACGGGTTCGAGGAACTCCTGAAGCAGGTCGACGCCACCGTGAACGCCGCGGACGCCAGAGCGTATCTCCGGGACCGGATCAGCTACCTCGTCGCCGCCAGACTGTTCACACCCGGCCAGGTGCCGGACGCCTGGCACCACACCCGCTGGGAGTTCGACAGCCTCGCCGCCCACCTGGGCCCGCTCCTTGGGCACCTGATCCACCGCGAGCTGCGGACCTTCGGGCGCTACCCGGACTTCTACTTCTACTTCGACCAGCACAAGGCGCTCCAGGCGTGGAACTACTGGAACCACATGGACATCTTCGCGCCCTTCAACGGCACGATGCCCAAGGGAGAGGTCGGCATCAACCCGGCCTACCCCGACCTGGAGTACAACATCTGGCGGGCCGAGCAGGACGACGTCGGCCACGTCCACCCCGTTGAGCAACTGAACCTGACCATTGCGCCACGTCTCGTGGACATCAAGTACACGCTGATGCGCAACAACAAGTGGTCGGTCCCCGAGCCCTCAGCCAGCTGACCTCCACAGGGAGCCCGTATGACCGCGCACCTCTCCGCGCCCTCGCTCGACCTCCTCGCCGAGCAGATCGCCGCCCTCCTCGAGGAACCCTCGACCGGCCACGGTCTCGCCCGCACATTGCGTGCCGCCGCCAAGGAAATCGAGATCAGCCGCTACCACCACACCAGCAGCCGGGCGTGGCCGAACGGCTGCATCGACATAGCCCCCGAGAAGGTCCAGATCGGAGGTGGCGCTCACCGGATCGACGGCTTCTACAACATCGACGCTGTGCCGCCCGCGGACCTACTCTGGGACATCCGCGAGGGTATCCCGCTGCAGGACGACAGCGTTCGGTGCATGTTCTCCGAGCACTTCCTGGAGCACATCGACTACCCGAAGTCCGCCAAGCACTACGCCCGAGAGGCGCACCGCGTGCTTGCCCCTGGCGGCCAACTCGTCACGGGCGTTCCCGACGCCGCGTTCGTGCTCCGTCACTACCCGGACAATCCGGCCCTCTCGGCGGAGATGGTCGAGCGGTGGTACGCCAAGCGGGACTGCCTGGGCGACATCAACACCTTCCTCGATTTGATCAACTACGTCTTCCGAGACCAGGACGACGACCCCAGGTACACACCGCACCTCTGGGCGTACGACCACGAGAAGCTGACACAGATGTTCACCGAGGCAGGCTTCCGAGCCGTGGAGCCGTGGGACTTCGACCCCGTGATTGCCAACCCGAAGCGGCAGTGGGGGAGCTTCTATGTCATCGCTACGAAATAGTCGACAAACGTCTCCAGAACGCACGTAGCGACCGACACGCTGCCGTGAGCTGGCCCTCAGGTCGTAGTGCGACTGAACGGGGCGCCCCTCAGAGAACCTCAGCAGTCACAAGCGCCACAGTTGTCGGCGTTTCGGCCATCTGCCATCGCACTGGAAGCCGTACAGCACCGCAAGCACGCATTCGACGCCGCCAGATTCCGGGCTCGGACGTCGTCCGGAATCGAGCGCGTTCGATTCGCTCACAACCTCGTTGAGCCTGGCACCGCCGGACCCCCCAGGTACGGCGCCGACCCGAAGGAGGGATGCAGGTGACCGTGACCGACACCTCGACAGAAAGCCCCGAAACGCCTCCCCCTCCACCGCCGGCCACTATCAACTACGAGGGGAAGTGGGGGAAGAACCCGCTGGAAGAGGCCAGTTTCAGGAAGATGTGTGCGCGCCTGCCATCCGTGCTCGGGCGCACCGCGCGCATGGCCTGGGCCGTCGACCGGCCCGCTGTCATCCTGTTGCTCGCCTGCCAGGTCCTCACCGGCGCCGCGGCCGCCGTCGTCCTCGGCTTCACCGCGAAGGCCATGACACACATCCTCGGCGTCGGCACGGTCTCCGAGCGTCTGCACGCCGCTCTGCCCGCCCTCGCGGTCGTCACAGCCGCAGCGGCGGTTGGCCGCGTCAGCAGTGCCCTCGCCTCCTACGCCGACGGGCGGATCACGCCGCGCCTGGTGACCGAAGCCGACGTCGCGCTCGTGTCTGCCGTCTGCCGTGTAGAAGCCTCTGCCTATGGCGAAGACGGGTTCGCCGACCGCCAAGAGGCCGCCGAAGTCGGCGTCACCCGCACTACGACGATGGTCAAGGACGCGCAACGCTTCATGGCCGCCCTCATTCGCATGATTGCCGCAGCAGGCGTCATCAGCGCACTGCACTGGCTGATGCTTCCGCTGCTCCTCCTCGCTGTGCTCCCCGCCGGCATGGGCGCCGTGCTCTCCGCCCGAGTCGACTACGAGACGCACTACGCCAATGTCGGAGACCGCAACGTGCGAGGCATGATGCGCTGGTGGGCCACCTATCCGCGTTACGGCGACGAGGTCCGCGCCAACGGGATGACCGGCTACCTCGTCTATTGGTACCGCGCTCTGTCCGAACGCATCGACCAGCGCACGCTCACCGCAGCCCCTCGAATGCTCCGCATCGTCCTGGCCACTTCTGCACTCGGCGGCGTGTTCCTGCTCATCACCTGGGCGGCCCTCGCATGGCTCGCCACTACCGGCCGCGTCGCCCTGCCCGTCGCCGCCACAGCCGTCGTCGCGGTGCAGACCACGCTGGCCGCGCTCTCCCAGTTCGTCCAGTACGGCGCCGCGATGTTCCACACCTCCCTCTACCTCGCGGACATGCGGTCTTTCCTGGACATGGCGGCCGAACGTGCCCCGAAGCGAGGCGAGCTGGCCATCCCTGAGCACGTGGACGAGATCCGGCTCGACGAGGTCGTCTATCAGTACCCAGGCAAGGACGAGCCCGCGGTCGACGGCGTCTCCCTCACCCTGCGCCGCGGCGAAATCCTGGCGATCGTCGGTGAGAACGGCTCAGGCAAGTCCACCCTGACCAAGCTCCTGACGGGAATCCTGCTCCCGGACAAGGGCCGCGTTTTGTGGGACGGCACCGACCTGGCCCACGCCCAGCCCGACTCCGTCTGGGACCGAACCGCACTGGTGCCGCAGAACTTCGCCTGCTGGCCGCTGCGAGCACGGGAAAACATCACCCTCGGCCAGCCCAAGACATACGACGACGCCCCCGTGTGGCAAGCCATCGACGCCGTCGGCATGCGCGAGGCGATCGAGAAGCTGCCCAAACAGCTCGACACGCTGCTCGCCCGTGAACTGTTCGGCGGCGCCGAACTGTCCGGCGGGCAGTGGCAACGCCTTGTCTGCGGCCGGGCCCTGTACCGCCAAACTCCCCTGCTGATCCTGGATGAGCCGACGTCACAGATGGACCCGCGCGGCGAGCATCAGATCTTCCTGGAGATCAAGCGCATCGCTGCCCGGCGCATGACCATCGTGGTCACACATCAGCTGGAGAACACACGGCTCGCAGACAGGATCGTTGTCATGCAGAACGGCCAGATCATCGAGCAGGGCCAATACGACGACCTTGTGCATGCCGACGGCCTCTTCGCCGAGCTCGTTGCCCTTGCCAAAGACCGGTAAACGGAAGGCAGCTTGAGTGAAGCGGGGGGGGGGGGGGGGGGGGGGGGCGGCCCCCCCCCCCCCCCCCCCCCCCCCCCCGCTTCATAGGTGGGCAAGAGTGATCTTGATTGTCGCGACGCTGTCCGACAGTCGTCCTAGCGTCGGTCGAATGGACCACGACAGCGACGAGAACCTGCACAGTCTGCGGATCACTGCCCGCGGCGCGAAGGCCGCGATCGAGATCGACGGAAAGCGGGTGGACCCGGGAGCCCTGAGCGGCTACACCCTCACCCACCGGGAAGGGGAGCCGCCGCAGGCCGTCCTGTACTCGGGGGACTACGTGGACTCGGTCTTCGAGGGCTTGGCCCGCGTCTCCGTGGCGGACCTGCCTGATCCGGGCCCGGCTGCCGCGGTCTTCCTGTCGGCGATCGATGCCGAGGAACTGGAGCGGTCCGCGCTGGCCCGGCCGGACCTCGGCACGGGCCCGCACTCCCTGACTCAGGCGATGCTCACCCAGCTCGTGGAGTGGGCGCGTGGCCTTTGACGTGGAGGGTGCGCGTCGGGTTGTCGGCCGCATCCTGGACGACAAGCTCGAAGTGTGGCGGGACGGCGCCGGCCGCGCGGACGACGTGCTGGACGAAGCCACCGGGCAGCTCGTTTCCCCGAAGCCTGACGAGTGCTTGGTCTGGGACGGGCTCGGAGCTGTGATGCCGCTGGGTCGTCCCGCGATCACGCGGCCGTTGAGCGGTGCCGTCGCCGTCGAGCCGCCTACGACGGACTACCAGGCCGTGCTCCCCGTTGATGCTCCGGAACTCCGGCGGGACGACGTGGTGCGCGTGGCCGGATCGGTGAGGCCGGGCGGTCCGCGTGATCCTCAGCTGATCGGCCGTCGCTTCCGCGTCTCGGACGAGACCGTGGGCACCTACAGCGTGGTGCGCATCGTCAGGGTGCAGGTGATCGACTGATGGCACCGGCGAACCCGCACCCCAACGCCCACCCGGAAGCGACTGCGTTCCGTGATCCGATCGCGCTGGCCGCGGCGCTGGCGCGGATGGGCCCGGCCACCCGCGCCCGCACGCGGACGATCACACGGCACCACGCCATGCTGCTGCGGGTCCGCATTCAGCGGAACGCGAGCGGCAGGCCCGGCCCGAACGTGATCACCGGCCAGTACCGCGCCTCCTGGGACGTGCGGATGCGCACCGGCGGCGGCGAGGTCACCGCCGAGGTGTTCTCCGACGCCCCCCAGGCGCGACGGCTGGAGTACGGCTTCGTCGGCGTGGACAGCATCGGGCGGCACTACCGGCAGCCGCCGTTCCCGCACGTCGAGCCCGCGTTCCGGCAGACCGAACCGGCGTTCATCCAGGCCCTGGCGGACGGGGTGCTGCCGTGACCGCGCGCCTTCCCGTGACCCGCGCGCTTGCTGCCCTCTTGGAGCACGCTACGGGCCGCCCCTGCGGTGTCGGCGAACTCCCGCGTGTGCAGAGCAAGTCCGGCTGGGAGCCCGCGCCTGTCCCGTACACGATCCTCGACTCGCTGCCCGCCGAGTTCACAGGCCCGCCCCTGTGGGACTGGCACGCCGATGCCGCCTGGTCCTACCAGGTCACCTCGGTCGGGGAACGAGCCGATCAGGTCGAGTGGCTGGCCGACCGCGTACGCGCCGGCGTCGTCGGCCGGACCGACGGCCGCTGGACCCACGACCTGCACGTTCCCGAAGCCCGCGTCATCGACCGGGAGTTGACCTACGACGCCAGAGGAGAGCCCTCGGTGTCGGCGGCAGGCGCTATCGTGTCCTACGTGCAGCGGGTCACGTTCACCGTGACCCCAGCATGAAGAATCGATTCTTCTGATCCTCACCGCGGAGGCCCGCGCGGACGCTAGGCCCCAGGCCAGGCGAACCCCCTTTGAACCTCAAGGGGCAGGGCCTCGGCACGGGACGCTGCCCCAGAAGTGGGAGCGGACCGGTGTCCACGAGCACGAAGAAGACCCAGAGCCGATTTCTGCGGCGCGGCATCTCCAAGATCCTGTGGTCCAAGGACCTGGGCGACCCGAAGTACCCCAGCCGTCGAGAGATCACCAACGCCTTCGCCCTGACCGACGCCGTCTCGGACATCGAGGGCTGGGCGCTGGAGAACGACCCCATCGAGACCCCCGACATGGGCTCGACCTTCAACTCCTCGATCCCGGGCAACGACAAGGCCGAGAACTCCAGCCTGACGTTCTACGAGGACCGCTTCTCCGACGCGATCGAGCAGCAGCTCCCCAAGGGCGCGAAGGGCTACGTCATCCTGCTCCGCAAGGGTGACCTGCCCGGCTCCCGCTCGGTGGACGTGTTCCCCGTGCAGGTCGCCACCCGCGCCGCGACGTACAGCACCGGCAACGAGGCCGCGAAGTTCAAGGTGGACTTCACGATCACGGACGAGCCGTCGCTCGACCGCCCGGTGCCGCAGGCCCATCCCCGTCCGCTGCCGGACGAGGACTGCGACGACGACCACGGGCACGGTCACCCCGACGGTGACCACGTCGACGTGACCGTGGTCAGCACCACGAAGACCAAGACCGAGGCGGCGGTCCGCGAGCACGACGCCGACGAGGGCTGATCGTGTCGCGCCCCGCACAGGCCAAGCGCCCGTCCCCCTCCGCCACGGCGGCGGAGGGGGCGTGGTCGGCCAAGATGGAACGGCTTCGCCGCCGAGCCCGCCCGCAGAACCGGCTGCGCATCTGCGATGACGCCGAGCTGCGCCAGCGGTACGACGAGGCTGAGCAGGCCGCCCGCCGTGCCCGGTTCGTCGCCGAAGCCAACCCCGGTGACGAACTGGCCGCGCGCCAGGCAACCGACGCTGATGCGGCGCGGGACCAGGCCCTGGCGGCACTCGACGCCGCCTCGGAGTTCCTGACCTTCCGCGCGCTGCCGCGCCCGGTGCTGGAGGAGCTGATCAGCGAGCACCCGCCCACCGAGCAGCAGGCCGAGGAGGGGGCGATCTTCAACGCCGACACCTTCCCCGCCGCGCTGGTGGCGGCGGCCTCCGTGGACGGCATGAGCCGCGAGGAGGCCGAGGAGCTGCTGAACGGCTGGTCGGCGCCGGACGCCAACGCGCTGTGGGACGCCGCCTGGCAGATCCAGCAGGAAAGCCGGGTCGAGCTGGGAAAAGGCTGAGCCGTGACGCCGGCCTGCGCGCCGAACTGGAGCTGTGCGAGCGGTACGGCATCCCGCACTCGCAATTCCTCGGCGGCGACGGCCGCTGGACCGACCTCGACCGGGCCAAAGCGTTGGCCTGGGCGCAGTGGCAGCGGTCGGTGTGCCCGGAATGCCACACCCGGCTGGAGGAGTGGGACCGCGAACGCGGCGGCGACCCCCACGCCTACGTCACCGACACCCTGCGCTGCCCCGGCTGCGAGCTGATCGAGCAGGAACGCGATCACGTCCCCCAGGACCGGTCCGGCTACGGCGTGAAGATCCAGCTCCTGCCGCGCGAGCAATACGAGCCGCGCCCCTGATCCACCCCCGCACCACGTAAGTAAGGAGGCCGCCGCGGTGGCCGGGTTCACCCTCACGGTCGCGATGCGCGCCGAGGTCCGCGACCTGATCGCGGGAACCCGTGCTGCCTCCGCCCAGATGCGGACCCTGGGGGAGCGCACCGACGCCGCGAACCGGTCCCTGGCCCGACTGGACGCCAACGGGGCGCGGCTCGCTGCGCAGTTCGCCGCACTGAATCGTTCCTCCCGCGCGGCCGTCGGGGAGCTGAACCGGATCACCGCCCGCGCCGGGGCGGCCCGTGCGGCGCTGCGCGCGGCAGGCGACGACGGCGCCCGGTCGATGTCCCGGCTCCAGCGGGCGACCGCCGGGGCCGGTCGCCGGGGCCTGTCCGCCACGAACATGCTCGCCGGCGGCGCCCTCGTCCTCGGCACCGGCGAGATGATCGAGGAGGGCAACCGCTACCAGCGGCAGATGAACCTCTTCCGGGCGGTGACCGGCGCGACCGCGGCACAGATGAAGCGCGCCGCCGTCGTCGCTCAGGAACTCGGCAACGACCTGACGCTGCCCACCTCCACGTCGGCGGACGCCGCCGAGGGCATGGTCGAGCTGAGCAAGGCCGGTTTCCGCGCCGATCAGTCCATCGACGCCGTACGCGCCTCGCTCCAGCTCGCGGCGGCGGCCGACGTCAACGCCGCCACGTCGGCCAAGTACTTGGGCGACATCATGGATCAGTTCGGCCTCGGTGCTGATCAGGCGTCCCGGGCGTCGGACACCCTCGCGGCCACGGCGAACAACGCCTCCGGCTCCATCACCGACATCTACTACTCGATGCGGTACGCGGGCCCGGTCGCGAACGCGCTCGGCGTCAGCCTCCAGGACACCGCCGCCGCGGTCGGCATGCTCGGCAAGTCCGGCATCCTCGGCCAGACGGCGGGCACGAGCCTGCGCGGGATCTTCGCCAACCTGGCGGCGCCGACGCCGATCATGAAGAACGCCCTGCGGGACCTCGGCATCGAAGCCTGGGACGCGCAGGGGCGCTTCAAGGGCCTGCGCACGGTGATCGACGGTCTGTCGAAGGCCGAACACTCCATGAGCCAGAAGGACTTCGCGGCCGGAGTGACCCGTGCCTTCGGCAAGCCCGCCCTGTCCGGCGCGGTGGCGCTTGCCCATCAGGGCACCGAGTCCTTTGACGCCCTGTCGATGGCGGTACGGCAGACCGGTGCAGCAGCGTCCATCACCGCCTCGCGCGGCGAGGGTCTCGCCGGTGCGATGACGCAGCTGCGCACCCAGGCCAAACAGACTGGGATCGCCCTGTACGAGGGGATGGCGCCCGGCCTGGAGTGGGTGACCCGTCTTCTCACCCGCGGGATGGCCGGGGCCACCCCGTACCTGACCACGGCCCTCGACTACGGCCGCGACATCGCCACCCTGTACGGCCCCGACCTGAAGGAGGCGACGAAGAACGGGCTCAGCGGGCTCATCGATGAGGCCAAGGCGCTGATCGGGCCGCTCACGGAGATCGGTGAGCACTCGCTGGCCACTGGCCTGAACCTGCTGATCAATGCCGCAAGCACCCTGGGCGACGTCCTGGACAACGCCGCCGACGGCGCGGAACCGCTCCTCAAGGCCGTCGCCGGGCTCGGTGAGGAGGGCGGCGCGGCGGCCGGCACGCTCGACATCATCGCCACCGTCGGCAACGTGGCCATGGACGCGGTCTCCGGGCTGTCCCTGGTCCTCGTTCCCGTCGGCCATCTCGTCGGCGGGCTGGTCAGCGCGTTCGGCGCGCTGCCCGCGCCGATCCAGTCGGCCGCGTTGGCGATGCTGCTGTTCCGCCGAGCGCAGCCCGCCCTGACGAACATGGCGAACACCATGACCGGCCCCGTCCGGTCCGGGGTGCAGTCCTTCAACCAGCAGATGCGGGTGCAGCAGTCCTTGGCCGCCGCGTCCGGCGTCGCGCTGTCCCGGTACGGAGCGGCGTGGGCAGCGGTGCAAGCTCGTGTCGGATTCCTCGGGAACATGACTGCTGCGTTCCGCAGCGCGAACGGCGCCGGGCAGACGTTCGTCGGCACGCTCAACGGGGTCGGCCGGGCGGCTGGATCGGGACTGCGCTCGGCGCTCGGCGGCGTGACCAACGCGCTCGGCGGACCGTTCGGTGTCGTCATGGCGGGCGTCTCGGTGGGGTTGGGGTTGCTCGCGGCGCGTCAGCAGAAGGCCGCGCAGGCCGCTGCCGAACACCAGCAGCGCATCTCCACCCTGACGTCCGCGCTGCGTGAGTCCGGGGGACAGATCGACAGCAACGTCCGCCAGCAGGCGGCCCAGGCCCTGTTGGACACGAAGACCGAACAGGGCCAGCTCACCAAGGTCATGGAGCAGGCAGGTGTGCCGCTCGCGTCGCTCACGGACGCGTACCTGGGTCAGGGCACCTCGCTGGACGCGCTGCAGAAGCAGCTCCAGGCCACCGCCGACAAGCACAAGGTGTGGAAGGACGTCGCCGCAGGCAAGGCGACCGTCCAGGACTACTCCGAGGTCGGCCAGCAGTACAAGGACGCCGCCGATGCGCTCGGCAGCGTCAAGGGTGAGATGGCCGAGTCGGTGAAGAACGCGAAGGAACTCGCCAGGGCCACCAAGGGGGCCGGGGACGGCACTTCCGCATACGACCGGTTGAAGGCGGCCGTCGGCGGTCTGGCAGAGGAGACCGCCGACGCCGACACGCGCACGCGCTCGCTGAAGTCGGCGCTCGACCTGCTGTCGGGCGGCCAGATCTCTCTTCAGGCAGCCAAGGCCAAGGTGAACTCCGCCGTCCTCGACTTGCAGGAGGGGAGCAAGAGCGTCAACCGCGGCCAGGGCTACGGCGGCAAGCAGCTCGTCAACGAGGACAAGACCCTCAACACCACGACGAGGAACGGGCAGCAGCTCTACACCCAGCTCACCGCCCTGTCCGACGCGGCGGCCGACGCCTCGGTGGCCACCTACGACCTGGCCATCCGCAATGGCGAGTCGCTGCCCGCGGCGCTGGCGAAGGCCCGCGGGGAGATGAGCCGCGCCCGCGCGGAGGCGATCCGAGCCGCCCGCGGCTACGGGCTGACCAAGGCCCAGGCCGAGGGCGTCGCCGACAGTCTCGGGCTGCTGCCGTCGAAGGTGTCGCTGCTGCTCCAGACCAAGGGCATGGACAGCACGCTAGCGAACCTGATCGCGGTGCAGGCCGAGTTCCACAGGCTGCCCAAGCAGAAGACGATCAAGGTCGACTCGCTGAGCGACGGCGCGCAGAAGAAGCTGCGCAGCCTCGGCTTCACGGTCAAGACGGTGCCGGGCACGCGGCAGATCAAGATCACGGCGCCGACTGCTGGCGCCCGCAAGAACCTGGACGTGCTGATCGACAAGCTCGGGCAGACGCCGAAGTCGAAGAACGTGAAGGTGTCGGCGCCGACCGCCGCAGCGATCAAGAGCCTGGAGGCCGTGCAGGCGAAGATCCGGGCGACGCCCGGCGCCAAGAGTGTCCGGGTCAGCGCGCCGACCGCGGGTGCCCGCAAGGAGCTGGAGTCACTCGGCTTCCGCATCGAGAAGATCCCCGGCTCCAAGGACGTGAAGGTCACGGTCCCCACCGGGGGCCCGAAGAAAGCGGCCGACACGATCCAGGGCCGCATCAACGCCCTGCGCGGCAAGGAGATCACGGTCACCACCCGGCACGTTTCGATCTTCAGCCAGCTCGCCGAGCAGAACACCAACATCGCGGACGCCATCGAGAAGCAGGCCGAGGCGCAGGCCCGCGCTGCCAAGAAGCATGCCGACGGCGCGGTGGTCGACTACTTCGCCGACGGCGGGATCACCGGTCCCCGGCGCCGGGAGCGGCACGTCGCGCAGATCGCCCCGGCCGGGAGCTACCGCATATGGGGTGAGCGGGAGACAGGCGGGGAGGCATATGTACCCCTAGCCGCCGCCAAGCGCGAGCGCAGCAAGGCCATCGTGGAGACCGTGGTCGACCGGTTCGGTGGCCAGGTCGAGTGGTACGCCAACGGCGGCGTACGAGGCCGGAGCAGCCGCGACTACAACCCGATGCTCGCCAGCAGCTTCAAGCAGGCCCGCAGTGTCGCGGCCATGGCGGGCGTCGTGCGCTCCTTCGACATCCGCACCGGCAGCGACCGCGCCCGCACCCGTGTGGTGGACGCCCGTGCCGGCGGGCGTGTCCAGGTGGTCGTCGTGCGCGAGCAGCAGCCGCTGATCGGCTCGATGCCGGTCACCGTCACCGACAGCTCCGCCACCCCCGAGCAGATCGGCAACGAGATGATGCGCACCCTGCGCAACGCGCAGCGGGGCGGGAGAGTGTGATGACCACAGCACCGAACAAGCACAGCCGCCCCGAACTGGTCCCGTGGCAGTACGAGATCGGCGGTGTCGTCCTGGGCACCGGCAGCTACGTCCCGGTCGGGAACGTCGAAGGGCTGGGGTCACCCGGCACCCGCCCGCAGGACGCCGACAACTCCAACAGCGACGGCACGTCACCGGGCCGGGACTTCTACGGCCCGCGCCCCCTGCGCTTCGAGGCTGGCATCAAGACGCCCGGAGACCCGGTGAAGGCCGCCGAGATCCTCGCCCGGCTGGAGCGGGCGCTGGACACCCCCGACGCCCGTACCAATCCCGACGGCCGTCACGTCTTGCGGGGCAGGTGGCCGGGGCATGCAACGCGCCGCATGTACGGTCGACTTCGGCGTATGGAGGCGACCAGTACGGCCAACGCGGTGCACGGGTGGATACCCCTCGACATCGAATTCGTCGGCCTGGACAGCCCTCGCTGGTACGACGACGAGCTGTCGAAGCTGACGCTCGGCCTGGACCAGGCCGCCCGCCCCCGCAGCGGGGACCGCACCGTCGATGAGGCAATGGGCCGACCCGCCGCCTGCCGCCGCCCGGCCGACCCGGACCACCACCCGGCCGACGACCGCCCCGGCTGGGTCACCAACCACGGCGACGTGCCGACCTACCCGAGCCTGCGCGTGCATGGCCCAGTCACCGGCCCACGCATCTGGAACACCGTCACCCGCCGCGTCCTCGAACTCGACCTGTCGCTACGCGACGGCGAGTGGGTGGAGATGGAGACCCGGCCCGGCACCTGCTGGGCACTGCGCAACGGCACCGTCAACGTCGCCAACGACCTCAGCCCCGCATCCCGTCTCGACCTGTTCACCCTGCCGCCCGGACGGTCCGAGATCGCGTGGAGCGCGAACGACCCGTCCGGCACCGCGCGCCTCGAGGTGGCGTGGCGGTCGGCGTACACCACCCTGTGAACGGAGAGCACTCGTGACGCTGCAACCCCCGATGATGGTGCGCGGGGCCGACCACTCCGCCCGCGCGATGCGCCTGATGATCCGCGACCTGGCCCGAGGCCGGCAGGGTGTCGCCGGCGGTGAGGACCTGAAGGTCCGCCCCCTGGAGACTCCAGGCCCCGGCGTCCGCGTCGGCGACGGCTCTGCTCTGATCCACGGTGCCCGGCCGTGGCAAGGGGCCTACACCCAGTCCAACATCGGCGACACCGTGGTCGACGTGCCGCCGACCGGGCCGGTTGCCCGCACCGACCTGCTGGTGCTGCGCATCGAGGACCCGGAGTTCGAAGGCGACCGCGACCCGCGCCGCCAGGAGATCGGCTACTTCGACCTCATCCAGAACATCGGCGCGCAGGACACCGCCGCGCTGCGGGAGATGACCGCGATCCCGCTGGCCCGCCTCACCATCCCCCGGAACACCGCGACCATCACCGCCGAGATGATCACGGATCTGCGGCGGCTGGCCAACCCGCGCACCGAGCGCACCCTGCGCACCGTGCACCCGACCACCACGGAGAAGGTGCCCCCCAAGCACGGCCAGTGGGCGGCCTGGCCCAAGGAAGCCGCCTGGGAACTCGACGTCCCGGCCTGGGCGACGGAGGCCGCCATCGTCGTCACCCTCTCCGGCCTGCGCGCCGAGGCGGGCTCCGTGTACGCCGAGCTGCGCACGCGGCTGGGGCAGCGCGCCGCGAAGCCGACCGTCGTGGACGACGACGGCACCACCACCCGCCGCTCCTCCGTGACCCTGGCCGACACGCTCGCCGTGCCGCCCGCCTATCGGGGCACCCGCCAGCACCTGGCCGTCGAGATCAACCAGAACGACAAGTACGGCGACGGCGACCTGACCGTGGCCAAGGGCACGACGGTCACGCTCGACGTCGCGTTCACAGAAGGGCCTGCGTGACGATGGCCGATTACCGCTACATCGTTGCGCGCGCCGCGACCGGCGATGTTCTGCACTGGAATCTGCCGCTGAGCGAGGTTGAGTACGGCCCGGAGATATCCGGGCCTGGCTCGTTGAAGGCGACCCTGCCGACCGCGTTCCGCCGCTCGCTGTCGGACGCGCTCGACGCCGGCGACACGGTGCTCCTCGTCGAGCGCAACGCCCGCCTCGACTGGGGCGGGCTGCTGTGGCGCGCCGAACCGGAGGGCAACACACTGCCCGTCGAAGCCTCCGGGTTCACGAGCTACCTCCACCGCCGCTTCGACCTGCACGGCAACCTCGACGGCCGCGGCCCGTACATCGAAGCGGACCCGTGCGACGTGATCCGCGATGTGTGGGCCTACGCCCAGGCGCAGGCGGACGGCGACCTCGGCGTGGTCGTGGACGACACGAAGTCCAAGGCGAAGACCGGCACCGCGAAGGACCCCTTCACCACCTCCAAGACCGACCCGCGCAATCTCGGCGAGATCGTGGATGAGATGGCCGAGATCGATGACGGCCTGGAGTGGTCGGAGACCGTGGCATGGCGCGGGCGCCGTGCCGAGCGCCGCATCATCCTCGGTGCGCCGCGCCTTGGCCGGCGCCGCGAGGACCTGACGTTCACCACCGGCGCCAACGTGGTCGGCACCCCGCACGTCATCAAGGACGCCGACTCCTACGCCCAGTGGGTCATCGGCCTGGGCGCGGGCGAGGGCAAGAAGCGCAAGGTCGTCGTGGACGGCGTGCGCAACGGCCGCCTGCGCCTGGAACACCGGCTGGAGACGAGCGAGAAGGACGAGGCGAAGCTGAAGCAGCGGGCCCGCCGCGAACGGCTGGCCCGCCAGGTCCTGCCCTCCCTGACCGAGCTGGAGATCATCGACCACCCGGCGGCTCCGATCGAGGCCCTGCGCATCGGGGACGACGTACGGATCCGTCTGTTCGAGCCGCACACCGAGTACGACGGTTGGTGCCGGATCGTCGGCTGGACGGTGCGGCCCGGCGAAGGCGAGACGGCCGAGCGCGTGACGTTGAAGCTGGAGCGCACGAACAAGCCCGAGGACGAGACGGGCGAGGAAGAGGAGCAGTAGGTGCCGGACACGATCGCCGACCTCGGCCGCCGACTGGCCAAGCTGGAGAAGCGGGTCATCACCCTGGAGCGCGCCCGCCGCGCGCCGTACCCGGAGTGGCGCGACCTTCCGCTGACCGGCGATACCACCGTCCCCGACGAGGAGCAGCCGCCGCAGTTCCGCGCCAACCCCTGGGACACGACCGAACTCTGCGGCCGTATCGGACTGGCGAGTGGCCGGGCCTCCGACGAGCAACTGGTCGCGCTGCTGCCCGAGGGGTACTGGCCGGAAGCCCCGCGCACGGTCGATGTCGCCTCCGACGCGGCACGCCGCAGCCTCCAGCTCGACATCGACCCGAAGGGCCTGGTGCGGCTGCGCGTCCAGGGCGGCGGCAGCGTCCGCGCGTCCTGGATCAGCCTCGACAGCACATCATTCCGGACGGACCGCGCCGACACCTGACCGGCTGCGCACCCCGGCCACCGGCCGGTGCGCCGCCGGTAGCATGACGCCTGGGTGACCCTCCACCCGCTTCGCACTCCCGAGGGACCGGACCGCCGCGGCGGCCACGGCCGACTGCCATCCGGCGCAGGGGAGAAGGACGAAGCGCGTGGCTACACCGCTGAGCGCGGACAGGTTCCTGTCCGTGCTGAAGGGCGCCGGGCTCGGCGTGGTCGAGCACGGCAAATGGCGCACCCACAACCGGAACACCCACGGCAACTGGGGCCCCGCGAACGGGGTCATGATCCACCACACCGGGCCGTACAGCTCCGAGAAGGACATGGTGGAGCTGTGCCGCGTCGGCTACCAGGATCTCCCAGGCCCCCTGTGCCATGGCGTCATCGACCGGTCCGGGACGATCCACCTGGTCGGCTACGGCCGGACCAACCACGCCGGCATGGGGGACACCGACGTCCTGCTCGCGGTCATCGCGGAGAAGACGGACCTCCCGCGCGACAACGAAGCGGACACCGACGGCAACCGGCACTTCTACGGCTTCGAGTGCATCAACACCGGGAGTCAGCCGTGGCCGGCGGCCCAGCTCGACGCGATGGCGCGGGCGGCGGCGGCCATCTGCCGCGCGCACGGCTGGAACGAGCACTCCGTCATCGGCCACAAGGAGTGGCAGCCGGGGAAGCCGGACCCGGGCGGCATCGACATGGACGACTTCCGCGCTCGGGTCGCCCGGCACCTCAAGGACGCCGGTAAGCCGAAGCCCAAGCCGAAGCCGGACCCGAAGCCCAAGCCGAAGCCCGAGCCGAAGCCGACACCGAAGTACGCGGCGTACCCGGGCAAGCAGTTCTTCCGCGAGGGCCGTTCCTCCCCGGTGATCGCCGCGATGGCGAAGCGGCTGATCGCCGAGGGCTGCGACTCCTACGACACGCCGCCCGGCCCGGTGTGGAACGACGCGCACCGCCGCTCGTATGCGGCCTACCAGATTAAGCGCGGCCACCACGGCGCCGACGCCGACGGCATTCCCGGCCCGCAGACCTGGGCCGACCTGCGCGTCCCGCACCAGGCCGGTGCTGCCGACCCCACCCCCACCACCCCGAACCAGGAGCACGACCCGATGCCGCAGGCCCTTGCCGATGTCGCCGAGCGCACCGTTGCCACCTACCTCCAGTCGCTGCTGGGCCTGATGGCAGCCTCCAGCACGACGGACATGGTGTCCCTGTCGGCGTGGCAGGCCGCCGCAGTCTCCGCCATACCGGCTGCGCTCAGCGCGTTGAAGTCCACCCTCGGCACCGTCCTGGGCAGGCCCGGAACGGCCTCGTGGCTGCCGATGAAGCGCGACCCGGCCACACCCCAGCACTGACCGCCGGGCTGCGAGAGAGCAGGAGGAAGGACGTGCCCGAAGGACAGGTTGCGCTCGCCCTGGCGGAGCTGCGCCAGGCCCTGGAGGTCGGATTCGCCCGCATCGACGGACAGTTGGCGCTGCTCGTCCAGCGCAGCGACCAAACGGACAAGGCCCTGGAAGATCTGGAGGAAAGGGTGAGCGCGCTGGAGAAGACCAGATGGCCGCTGCCGACCCTCGCCGTACTGGCCAGCATCACCGCGGTGGTGCTCACCGCCTTCAGCCTGGCCCGCGGCTGAGACGAACACCCAGGCTGACAAGCGGTGTTGTCCGACAGCGCGCATAGCGTGAGGGCGCACTTGTTCCTGCGGCCTGGGGGTCATGATGGATACGACACACCTGCTCGTCACCGACCTGGAGGTGGACTCCGCGCTCGCGAACCTGGCGGTCCCGGCCGCCGTCCGCGCGGTGTGGCAACTGCTCTGGGAGTCGGAGGTCCGGCTGGATGAGGTTCTGGCGTTCGACGTGCCGGACGCGGAGCTGGATGACCGCCTGGTCGTCATCCGGCACGCGAAGGAAGGCGACGTCTACGAGGCCGGGATCACCGTGTCGGCGGCCAACGCGCTGCGCGAGCTGATCGGGTCCCGCACGGACGGACCGCTGTTCACGCTGGGAGGGCGGCGGCTGACCAAGGGCGAGGTGGCGACCGCCTTCCGGGAGGTGACCGGCGGGCGAACGATCCACACCCTGCGGTTCACGCGACAGAGGAAGGAGCAGGGCTCGACCCGGCTCAGCTCCACCGCCGACCAGCCCGAGGGCAAGACCGCGTAGAGCGCGCGGCAACGCACACGGCCCCCGCCGAAGCGGGGGCCGTTTGGCCTCTTGGAGAAAGACCGCCGCCACCATAGCAGCGACCGCCGCGCCCGCCGGCGTGCGAGTACGGCTACGCTGCCCTCTGCATCCAGGGCAGACACCGGAGGACGGGGATGAGTCGGGGCAAGCCGTATCTGGTCGGGCACCAGGAGTTCGCGGCGCTGTACCGCGTCGATCCGAAGCAGGTCGCGCAGTGGCTGTCCCCGAGCCGCGGCAGCGTGCTCGATCCGGAGACCGCCATCATCGTCAGCGGGGTGCGGTACTGGCCGCTCGGCTTCGCGGCCGGGTGGGGAGCGACCACGGCGCGGTTCCGCCAGGTCGACCTGGACGTGAAGGCACGGATCATCGCGGAGCAGGGCGAGGGCTGGGAGCCGGGCCTGGGCGATGAGCTGCCGCCGATCGTCGGCCAGCAGGAGATCGTCGAGCTGTTCCACCTGCCCGCGCAGGGCAACTTGGCGACGACCATCGCGACAGGGCGGTTCCCGGAGCACGACTGGCTGCTGTCCGGGTCGATGCTCTGGATGCTGGACACCGTCCTCGATGCCGTCCCCAAGCTCCGCGAGAGTGCGCGCAGCCTGCCCTGGGATGTGGACGAACAGGTCGTCGCCGCCCTGCGCGACGGCACGTACGACGGGCCCGGCAGTCGCGTGCTGACCCGAGGCCGCCACGCCCGAAAGGCCCTCTGACCTGCGCAAACACTGTACTTGGCCCCGAATTGCGAATAAGATATAAGTAATCCCCGCTACGGGGGTCCGCAGTTCACCAAGGAGGCAGCAGTGCAGTTCACCGCCACACCGGACGGCGGCGAGATCGTGGCCATGGATGCCCGAGAGGCCCTGGTCCTCGAAGGGGCCCTCTCGCTCTACGTCCTCAAGCACCCCGACTCCAACGTCGCCATCGATGCCCTGCGAGCCGCATCGGCGGCCAACGAGGCCCGTGAGGCGCGCATGGAAGAAGCAGCCGATCGGGCCTCGGCCTGACCTCGGGCTGAGCGTGTGAAGTCGCGCCTGTAATAGGTGGGGTTGATCATCTGCCCGCCGACCCGCAAGATAGGTGACATTCTTGAAAGAAGTCACCAGGGGGTGGGTATGGCAGCCGTCCAGGACGAGATACCGGGCCTGGTCATCCACACCGTGAGGCAGCCGGACGGTCAGCCGGCGTCCATCCAGGCCCAGTTCGAGACGTTCCACCAGCTCAACCCCTGGGTGCTGCGCGCGCTGGAGGCCCTGACTGCCGACTACCTGAAGCGCGGCGCGAGCCGTGTCGGCATCGGGATGCTCTTCGAGGTCCTGCGCTGGCGCTACGTCACGGCGACCGAGGGCGACGAGTTCCGCCTCAACAACAACTTCCGCAGCCGGTACGTCCGGCTCCTGATCGAGCGCCACCCCGAATGGGCGGGCGCCTTCGAGGTCCGCAGCCTGCGGACCGAGTGAACCAACCCTCTTGGAGAGACACGACCAATGAACCAACCCACCGAACAGCAGGACGGCGACACGGCGTCGGCCGCACCGGCGCCGACCGGCCCCGAGAAGCTGCCCGAACGCAGCGTCTCCCAGAGCGCCGTCGTCCTGCGCGCCGACCAAGTCGAGTTCGACGCACGTCAGGTGGCCGCCCTGTCGCTGATCAGCCCCGGACTCGCCCAGGCACCGCGCGCTCAACTGGCCTTGTTCTTCCACTTCTGCGTGCGGTCCGGCCTCGACCCGTTCGCGCGGCAGATCTACATGATCGGCCGCACCAACTGGAAGGCCGCCGACAACCCCGACGAGCCGGAGAAGACCTGGACCATCCAGACCGGCATCGACGGCTTCCGCACGGTCGCCCACCGCGCGGCCATCAAGGCCGGGGAATCCATCTCGTACGAGGACACCGTCTACTACGACTCCGAGGGCAACGCCCACGAGGTCTGGCTGTCGAAGGCGTACCCGGCCGCGGTCAAGGTCACCGTCCTGCGCGGCAACGCCAGGTTCCCGTTCATCGCCCGCTGGGACGAGTTCGCCCCGACGTACTACGACCGCAAGCAGGGTGCGTACGTCGTGGCGAAGATGTGGCAGCAGATGCCCGCCCACATGCTCCGCAAGTGCGCCGAGGCCGGCGCGCTGCGCATGGCCGCACCGCAGGACCTGTCCGGCGTGTACGTGGACGAGGAGATGGCGCGGGCCGACGCTGAAGCCGTCGTCCGCGAGGCGGAAGAGGCGACCCGCCGCCTGCGCGAGGCCGCCGGGCTCGAAGCGGGCGACGACAAGGGCGGCAACGACAAGGGCAGCGACGCGAAGGAGGAGTCCGCCGAGGACTCCCAGGCCGGGGACCGGGACGAGAGCACGGAGCAGCCCGCGCCGAGGAAGCGGGCGCGTGCCGCGAAGAAGGCTCCCCCGGAGGCCAAGCCGGACACCGCTTCGGAGTCCGACGAGGCCCCGGCTCCGGCGAAGCGCACCCAGCGTAAGCGGCCCTCCGCGCCCCGCCACGCCTCCTGACCCTGACGACACCGGGTGCCGCCCGCTGTCGTCGGGCGGCACCCCATCCTCTTGGAGAACACCGTGACCACCATGGCCATCGCGCCAGAGCGGCCCGTCAGCCTGTGGCCCGCCGCGCACGCGGCGGACGCACGCCGCCCCCGCTCCCAACAGACCAAGCTCGGTGCCAGCGACACCGTGTGCGCACGCCGGGCCGGGTACCTCCTGCACGGCCGCACCCCCACTGACGTCGGCGAGAAGCGCAAGGCGATCCTCGGGACCTGGCTGCACGCTGGGATACTCGAGGCCGCCCGCGAGGAGTACGGCTGGCTCGTCGAGCGCCGCGTCGAGGACGCCACCGTCCGGGGTCACATCGACGCCGTCCAGCTCGACAGCACCACCGCCGCACGGCTCCCCAAGCGGCTGCGCCCCACGCTCCCGGCCGAGGAAACGACCGTCGAGGACGTGAAGACCAAGAGCACATACCAGTGGGACAGCGTCCTGCGGTACGGCGCGAGCGAAGCCGAGCTCCGGCAGGTGTACCTGTACGCCGATCTGCTCGGCACGGAAGGCTTCGCCAGCGTCCGGGGCCAGCGGCAACTCGCCCACCTCGGGCCGGTGCCGGTCGCCCGTATCCGCTTCCGGTTCATCAACCGCGACTCGGGCGACGACCACGTGCAGGAGATCGCCTACGAGGCCGACCGCGCCCGCCGTGCCCGCTGGTGGGTTCAGCAGGTGCGCGCCGCCGCCTCCCCGGAGGAGCTGCCGCGCACCTTCCAGGGACCGGGCATCTCCGCGATCTGCGACCACTGCCCGTTCCGCACAGCGTGCTGGGGGCCGCTCGTCGCCGGGCGCTCCCCGCAGAGCCAGCTCATCCACGACGACGAGGAACGCGCGAAGGCGCTGGCCGAGTACGCCGAGGTCTCCGAGCAGATCAAGCCGCTCAAGGACCGGCAGAAGTTCCTGCGCGCCCAGCTCGAAGGATCCGAACCCGGCGTCTACGGCGACAACGTCCTGAAGTGGAGCGGCGGCAACCCGACCAAGGTCGATGACGTCGAGGCGATGGTCGCGCTGTACCGCCGCGCAGGGCTGGAGGTGCCGATGGTGCCGGACGCGGCGTCGATGAAGGCGACGCTGAAGGAGGTGGGCATCCCTGTGCCCACGCGCCTCGACCACGACCGGCGGACCGCGGTGAGCATCAACGTCACCGCGCGCAAGAAGCCCTGATCGCGCCACTCGGCGGGGGCGGAGCCGTCGTGCTCCGTCCCCGCCCCGGCGCGGCGGGGACGGGACGGAACACGGAGAGGTGCCGGTGAGCATCCAACTGATGGTGGTGGCCGCCTACCTGCCGAAGGAGGTGATCAACACCACGCAGAAGCTGGTCCTCATGAAGATCGCGGACTCGGCCGACGACCAGACCAGGCTGGCCCGGCCGGGCCTGGAGCGGATGATGGCCTGGGCCGGCGTAGGGGAGAAGCAGGTCATCACGGTGGTGACTCAGCTCGTCGGCCTCGGCCTGGTCGAGCGGGTCACGGTCGGACGTGTCGGCCGCCGCGCCGAGTACCGGGTGTTCCCGCACGGCGTGCCGCCCATCCCGTCGACGGAGGAGCTGATCGAGCGGCGCCGGGCGGCGCAGCGTGCCCCGACCAACCCCCGGCTGGCCCGCAAGACCGCGCGCCGCAAGCCGTCGTCGGCGGCCCGGACCCAGCAGGACGTCGCCGCGCGGGAAGAGGCACGGGCCGCCGCCGAAGCCGCCTCGGAGCCAGGGTTGCCCCAGGGGAACCCTGATGACGCTCCGGGCAGGGTTGCCCCAGGGGAACCCAGTGGGTTGCCCTCGGGAAACCGGGCGGGTTCCCCTGGGGAAACCCCTTCTCTTCCTCCTTCTTCCTCTTCTCTTCCTCACCCCCCTACCCCCACGGCTGACGCCGCAGGGGAGCCGGAGGCGGAGCACGGAGAGCCGCAGCGGGCGGGCTGCCCGAAGCACGCCGAGCCGGTCAGCAACTGCCGGGGGTGCGGGACGAACCCGCGTGCCGGGAGGGAGCAGGCGCGGCGCGAAGCGGCCGACCGCGAGCACCGCCAGCAGCAGGACTGGCTACGGCAGTTCTTCGCCGAGCAGGAGCAGCGCGTTGCGCAGACGGACCCGCAAGCCCTGGAGATGGCCCGCCAACGAGTGCGAGAGCTGGCACGAATGGGGCGCGAGAAGGGCGCCAACTCTCGCCAGAGACAGGGGCGTTCTCGAGATCGGCAACATTGACGCCTCGGTGTACGCCATTAAGATATAAGCATGAGTTCGGAACTGGCCGAACTCACCGACCTCTTGGAGACCACCTTGACCGACACGCTCGCCTCGGCCCCCGACGTCTACGTCGTGGTCGCCGAAGTGATTCACGGCTCACCGGCCGAACCGCGCCTCGGGAGTCACCTCTACTGCTCGGCCGAGTGCGCCGAACACGGCGTCCGCGAGCTCGTCAGCGACCTGAGCAACGAGGAAGGCGGCAGCGGCTTCGTCCTGCCTCATGAGGGGCGCGCGATCGGCTGCGTCGTCACCCGCGGCGGCCGGATGTGGTCGGTGCAGATCCTCGCCCGCAGCGAACTGCCCACCATCTGACACCCGCTTCACCTGAGATAGGTGACATTTTTCAACGGCGGGCGTGCTTTCTGTGCGCCCGCCGTGCACACCCTCTTGGAGACCAGCACATGACCACCACCATCGCGGCCCTGCCCGACCACAACCGCACCACCGACCCGCTGTGGCAGCGGCTCTTCCACCGCTACAGCCACGTCATCACCCCGCTGCGCTACGCGGGCTGGGTCACCGACATCGAGACCGCCGGAGGAGGCGAGTTCTTCGTCCGCGCCGACCTGCGGGATGGCACGGAGCTGATCATCGCCTCCGAGCACAGCCTGCCCGCCGACGCCGCCGAGGTGAACGGCTGGACGGCCGTCCGTCAGGATGCGCAGGACCCGAGCAAGCACACCGTCCTGTACGACTCCACCCCCAACGGCCCCCAGCGCCACCACCGCAACAGCCTGATCCCGCTGCTGGCCCGCATCGACGGCCTCGACGTTCCCCGCCGCGCACCCAGGCTGATCGTCTCGGCCACGCACACCGCGCCGTACGGCGCGAGCCACAACCAGACCGCCGGGATCGAGGGCGCGGCCACCGCCATCGCCCGCTTCTCGGAGTGGTCCCAGCGGCTCACCGACCACGAGGGCTACCGCCGCGTCTGGCAGCGGCCCCAGGCGGACGGTTACCCGCTGGCGCTGTTCGAGTGCGCCGGACACATCACGACCGTCCGCGTCACCCGCAGTGATGACTGACCGGCCGCGCCGCGCACCGCGCCCCACCGGGGGCGCGGACCGGTGATCTGGCTGCTGATCGTGTGCGCCCTCGGCCTGCTGGGGTTCACCGCCCTCGGCATCGAGGACAGCCGCCACCACCGCGCGTTACGCGCCTCCGACGAGTCCTGACCACGGCCGCCCGGCCCAGCCGGGCCGGGCGGCCCCGCCTCTTGGAGACCTAAGACCGTGCCCCGATCCATCCACCTGCTCTGCGGAGCGGGCGGAGATGCCACCGGCCTGTTGGAAGCCGGTTTCGATCCCATCCTCGGCATCAACCACTGGCAGACCGCCGTCGACACGTTCGGGCTCAACCACCCGAATGCGGCGGCGCGCTGCGCCGACATCCAGAACTACCCCATGCGCTGGCTCCCGAAGGCCCTCGTGCTGTGGGCCAGCGTCATCTGCACCGAGGTCAGCCCCGCCGGCGGGAAGAAGCGGCCCGACCCGGCGCAGGACGCGCTGTTCGAGGAAGAGGAGCAGTGGCGCGAACTGCCTCCGGAAGCCTTCGAGATGACCCGGGTGACCGCCTGGTGCGTGCTGCGCGCCGCCGAGGCGAAGCGGTTCCCGTGCGTCGTCGTGGAGAACGTCGTCGAGTTCATCACCGACTGGCTGCTGTTCCCCGAGTGGATCCGCGCCATGAAGAAGCTCGGCTACCGCGTCCAGATCGTCTCCGTGTCCTCCGCGCACATCGGGTCGGAGACCAATCCGTACGCCCCGCAGTGGCGCGACCGCGTGTACCTGGTCTTCACCCTCACCGGAATCCGCCGACCCGACCTCGCCCCCCGTCCACTGGCGTACTGCTTCGAGTGCGGGCGGGACGTCAAGGCGCGCCAGAGCTGGCGCGACCCGCGGGTGAAGGTCGGCAAGTACCAGCAGCAGTACGACTACCGCTGCCCGAACAGCCGCTGTGGCCACGCGCTGGTGGAGCCGTACGTCCGGCCCGCCTCCGACGTGATCATGTGGGACGACATCGGCCAGCGCATCGGAGACCGCGCCCGCCCGCTGGTGCCGAACACCATGCGCCGCATCGCGGCCGGACTGACGAAGTTCCCCCACGAGCCGTCCGTCGTCACCCTCACGCACGGCAAGGACGGCACCGACCGGGCCTTCGCCCCGCACACCCGGCCGCTGCCCACCCGCACGGCCAAGCTCGGTGAAGCCCTGCTGGTACCGGTCGGCGGCTCGTGGAACGACACGGCCTCGCCCATCGAGGAGCCCATGCGCACCCGCACCACCCGCGAGAGCGAAGCCCTCGTCACGGTGGACCCGTTCATCGTGGAGTTCCGCAACAACTGCGACGCCGCGCCGATCGACGCCCCGCTGAGCACCATCGCCACGGCCCGCCACCACGGCCTGGTCGTACCCGACGGCGATGTGCGCACCCGGGCCCGCAACACGTTGGTGATCCCGTACCGCAAGGCCGCGCCGAAGACCGCGGGCGAGCCGCTGCACACCCTGTCGACCCGCGACTCGGCGGCCATCGTGCGGACCGCGCCCGCCATCGAGGACTGCTACTTCCGCATGTTGCAGCCCCGCGAGCAGCTATCGGCCCAGCGGTTCCCCGAGACGTACGAGGTCGTCGGCACCAAGGCCGCCCAGACCCAGCAGGCCGGCAACGCCGTGTCGGTCAACGTCGCCCGCTGGATCGGTGAACGCCTCAAGCCCGTCCTTGCCTGACCCCCTGTAGAAGAAGGAGAGCACCGTCATGACCCCTGCCGTATGCGATCAGCTAGCCGTCCTCGCCCAGCAGCGCGAGGAGCTGGACGCCGAGCGGCGCCGTTTCGAGAAGGCGCACTGCCTGGCTGTCCTGGACCACATCAGCGCGAGGATCCGCGCGCTGTGCCCCGAAGCCGTCTACGTCGCCTTCGACTACGACGGCAAGACGCGGTCGCTGGAGCTGGCGGGCGTTCTCGGAGCGCAGCCCAGCCCTCTTGGTACCTGCCCCTGGCTGTGGGAGAACGGCGACGACGAGCACCCTCTCGAAGAGATCGCCGTCGATATCGAACTGGACGTGCAGAGCGCGCTGGCACCGTACGACTCCCCGGGCTGGGCAACCGTCGTACGCAACAGCGCCAGCGAGAGCAGCTGGCTCCTGGAGCTGCCCCCGGCCGACCGCGCCGCCCGCGTGGCGGAGCTGATACGCGGGCACCACCCCGCGGCGACGGCGGTCATCGTGGACAGCCGCGCAGGCGGGGGCCGCGTCATCGGGGTCATCGAGGAGCAGACGGACTGTGACGCCCCTGCCCCCGTTGCCCGGCCCCGGCTGAGCGCACCGTGCGACGACGCTGTCACTCGCCTCGTGGCACAGGTCTTTCTCCTCCCCCCGCTCGCCGACCGTCACCTGATGCCGCTACCGCGCGGCTTCGCCCACCCGTACGGCTCCAGCGTCAGCGATCAGGTCCGCCTGATGCCGCTGCCGCCGACCGCCTAGCGCACGGGAGGAGGAGCAGATGAGCGGCAACGGGTGGGTCGGTCAGGCCCCCTGCGCCGGGGACACCCGCTTCACGTCCGAGGAGACGGCGGCCGAAGCCCCGACGGAGCCGCTGGTCCTCTCCCTTCTCGCGGCCTGCCAGGGCTGCCCGTTCCGGTCGCAGTGCATCGACCTGGTCATGCCGAGCACGAGCCTGTTCGACGGCGTGTGCGGCGGGCGGCTCTGGCACAACGGGCAGGTCCTCGCGACCTGCGAAGGCGCTCAGCCCGCCGAACTACGCGAGCGCGGCCGACGCCCGATCACCCACGGCACCGAAGCCGGTGCCCGTGCCCACAATCGGCGCGGGGAGCGCGCGTGCTCCCTGTGCCTGGAGGCCGGACGGCTCGCCCAGCAGGCCCGCCGGGCCCGCAAACGCGCCTCCGGCTCCTAATCACCACCCCTACAACTCCTGCGGAGACACACCATGTTCACCGTCAATGCCCGCGACCTGGCGGCCATCCTCGACCAGGCCGCCCCGCACCGCTTCCAGGCGGGCGAGGATGCCAACGACCTCGACGCCCTGGTCCTCGACTGCACCCCCGGCCACCTCCACGTCGTCGCGTGCAGCGACCGGACGCTCGCCGTCGCCCGCACCCCCGTCGCGGGCGACGTGTGGACGGCCCCCGTCGGCTACGACGACGCCACCGCGCTGCGCGGCTGGCTGGAGTCGTCCGACACCGTCACCGTCGAGCACGTCACCAGCGGCGGCCATCAGCTGCTCCGCTTCACCGAGGGCGTCGCGCAGCTCACCGTCCCCGCCGCACCCCACGTCGGCCGCCTGCCGTGGCGCTCCCTGCTGCGCCTGGTGCTCGACGCCCGCGACCATCGTCTGGCGCAGGGGCGCCCCGTGCAGCTCAGCGCCGACGACCTGTCCCGGTGGCTGAACGCCGGCGGCAACGGCGAGGCGATCGAGTTCCGCTCCCTGGGACCGGTGGGCACCCTGGTGACCGCCGGACCCGACTTCCTCGGCCTCCAGACCCCGCACGGCTGGGACGGCCCGGAGCCCGGTCGGGGATGGTCCTCGTCGCTGCGCACCCGCCTGTTCCTCTTCGCCGGGCAGTTCCTCGAGGTCGGGGCGCACTACGCGGACTGGACGGGTACGGCATGGGTCGTGCCCGCCCGGCCCCGCTCCGGCGAGGAGCCGTGGTTGATCTCGGCCGACTACGCGGCCGTCGCCCTGCCCATCTCCCAGGTGCTCGCGGTCGGCAAGTTCCTCGTCCGTCTGCCCGACTGAGCCGAGATAGGTGACATTCATGAATCATGTTGTGCGCTCCCGTGCTCCGGTGTGCGGACAGCTCGCGGACCCCGGCTACGGACTGAACCCGTGGCCCGCCGCGTGGCGCGCCCGCCCTCGACTCCTGCGGCCCAGCCGAATCGAAAGGAATCCCTCTGTGAACAAGGCCCAGCTCATCCAGGCCGTGGCGAAGACGACCGGCAACCGCGCGCAGGCGGCCGACGCCGTGGAGGCCGCGCTCGACGCGATAGTCCGCGCCGTCGCCGCCGGTGAAGTCGTCTCCGTCACCGGCTTCGGCAGCCTCACCCCCCAGGTGCGCCCGGCCCGCACCGCCCGCAACCCGCAGACCGGTGAGCCGGTGGAGATCGCCGAGCGCCGGGTCGTGAAGTTCCGCCCCGGAGCCCGGTTCCAGGACCTCGTCGCGGGCCGCCGGGCCATGCCCGAGTCCGGCAACTGCATCCAGAAGGACCCCAAGACCCCCAAGGTCGCCCGCCCGTAACCCGCTGCACACCAGGGGCCGTCCCGGCACGCGCCGGGACGGCCCCGCCGAAGGAGTTCGAGATGAACGACCGTTCCGTGGGCGTCGAGATCGACGCCACCGCGAAGTGGCTGGAGGAGCGGGGCATAGTCGGCGCGGCCGGTCTGCTGCGGCGCGTCGCGCGCCAGAGGGACGACGCCGTACGAAGGCTCGGCCTCTACCCCGCCTCGCCCGCGCACCAGACGGGCGGCGAGCGTCCCGCCCCGCGTGACCTGGACGCCGCCGCCGAAGCGGCGATGCTGCGCACCGACGTGGCACGTCTCCAGACCCTGGCCGAGCGGGCCGGCTGGGTGCCCGACCCGGCCGCGAAGCGCCTGTTGCGCTGGCGCGACGGCTGGTGGGAGCTGGGCCACCGCCGCAGGAACCCGAAGGACGGCTACCACGACACCGGCTGGTACTTGTGGGGGCCGGTCGGCAGCTACGACGGCGAGTGGGTCGACCGCCACAAGGGCCCGGCCATGGCCGAGGCGGAGCGCCTGATCAGCAAGCACCTTTCCGCGACCGGGGAAGGCCAGCGGTGAGCGGCCAGATAGAACTGGTCAGCGCCCGCGCCGTGCACGGTCCCGAGCCGGTGCCCGACCTGTCCGCCGCCGACCGCATCGTCATCAGCAGCAGCGGCGGCAAAGACAGCATCGTGGCCATGGACGAGGCCGTACGCCTGGGCGACGAGGCCGGGGTCCGCGACCGCATGGTGGTCCTGCACATCGACCTCGGCACCACTCCGCGCGGCCACAGCGTGGAGTGGCCCGGCACCGCAGATCTGGCGCGCCGACAGGCCGCGTACTACGGGCTGCCCTTCGAGGTCCGCCGCTCGGCGACGTGGCCGTCCCTGGTGCACCGCATCCGGGCGCGCGGCCAGTTTCCTCACTTCCTGAGCCGCTTCTGTACCTCGGACATGAAGCGGAGCGTGGCGCACCGGTTCGTGACCGAGCAGGTGGACGCCCTGGGCATCACCGGCCGACCGGCGCGGATCGTGCACGTCATGGGGTTCCGCGCGGAGGAGTCCCGCGCCCGCGCCCGGCGGCCCGCCGTCGAGATCGACCGCAGGGCCAGCAGCGGACGGCGCACTGTGACTCAGTGGTACCCGGTGCTGCGCTGGAGCACCGCCGAGGTGTGGCAGCGCATCCGAGACCGCAGCCTGCCCTACCACTGGGCGTACGACGCCGGCATGTCCCGCCTCTCGTGCAGCCTGTGCGTCCTCGCCTCCGCCCCTGACCTGACCTGCGCGGCCAGGCTCCGCCCCGAGCTGGCGCGCGAGTACGCCGATCTGGAAGAGGAGCTGGGCGTCCCGTTCCGGGAGGAGCTGCCGATGGCCGAGGTCATCAGGCGAGCGGGAGGTGCCGCGTGACCGCCGAACCCCAGAGCGCCCCGGTGACCCTGCCCAGCGTGCAGGAGAAGGGGGAGTGGCAGCCGCGCGTCCTCGGTCTCGACCTGTCGCTGACCTCGACCGGCATCGCGGGGACGGACTGGGCACGCGCCTACCGGCCCGGCCGCCGCCGCAGCCACGAGCGGCTGGACTGGCTGCTCGCGGCCGTCGCGCTGAGCGTGAAGGACGGCGCGGACCTGGTGGTCGTCGAGGGCGCCGCGTACGCCCAGGGCGGGCAGGCCGGTCACCACGAGCTGGCCGGGCTGTGGTGGCTGGTCACGCAGTACCTGTGGCGCCACCGCATCCCCTACGCCGTGGTGACCCCGCACGGGCGCACGATCTACGCGACCGGCCGGGCCAACCCGGCCCAGGACTTCCCTCGCCAGGACCGGGCCCGGATCGCGAAGGGCATGGTGCGCTCGGTGGCCGTCGAGCGGTACGGCGTCCCGTGCGAAGGGCCGGGCCGCTACGACCAGGCGGACGCCACGATCCTCGCCGCGATGGGGCTCGACTGGCTCGGCTACCCGACGGTGCCCGTGCCCGACTCGCACCGTCGCGCGCTGGAGGCGGTCCGCTGGCCTGATCTCATTCCGGCCGCGGCGAATTAGGGAATTGAATTGCGGAAATTAAATGCGCATTCGTTTGGTGGCACCTTGCTTCTGGGGTATTTGCCATTAAGATATAAGTAAGGAATTCGGGAAAGTCCCGAAAAGAAAGGGGAATTGGAATGGAAACCCAGAACCACGGATGCGGCTGCGAGTGCAACAGCGGCGGCTTCTGCGGTGGCTGCGGCCACGCCGGATGCGGCGGACGCCGCTAAGCATCCCCGAACCCCACCAGCACCCCGCGCCCCCGGCCCACCGCCGGGGGCGCACCCATACGCGCAAGCGCCTCTTGGAGAACCCATGACCGACTACTCGTCCGGAGTCCGGCAACTCGCCCACGAAATAGGGCTCGACCCCGAACACGTCGCCTACGCCGTTCGCTTCGCCTCACGCACCTTCGCCCGATTGCAGGTGACCACGGGCATGACCCTCGACCAGTTCCACCGCCTGTTCACCCAGGACCGGCACTCCATCGCCATCGTCGCGGACCTCGCCATGCGCCACGCCGGCCGCCGCGAGGACGCCCAACTCCTCATGACCATCTACAAGGCCGCCGTCGGTCGCCTCCCGTACGAGCGGCCCCTTCACACCGGCGTCGGCACCCTGCCCGAGTACCACGGCCACGAGCAGGTGCAGGAGGCCGTACGCATCCTGACCGCCGCCGGAATGCCGCCCATCCACACCGACGGCGTCCACGAACTGCGCCCCGGCTTCCAGGTCATGCCCGACGACACCGGAGACCTGCCCGGCTGGGTGTTCATCAAGCCCGACCCCGACGCCAAGGCCCGCACCGGCTTCGCGGGCGGAGACCTCGGCTACCTCGCCGTCATGCGCTGGGCCGGATGGGGCGTCATCACCGAACGCCTCCCCGGCGGCCTGTACGCCGCCTGCCACCCCGACCACCGGGACAACCCCTTCCCCACCGCCCCCACCTCCTGACCCCGCCCGTGCCCGGCCGCCTCGCGCGGCCGGGCACGGCCCACCAGAAAGGCATCAGCCCGTGAAGCTCCCCGTCGACGACGCCACCCTGGCGGCCTGGGCCGCCCTGCTCGGCCTCACCGACAAGCAGACCGCCGCGACCCTCGCCGAGATCGAGAACACCCTGCGCATCGGTTACGAGCACCGCCCCGACGAGCTGCGCGACACCAGCTTCGACCAGCTCATCAGCGACATGGACACCGACGAGGCGGCCCTGATGTTCCTCATCAACGGCCTGCGGCAGGCCGGGTACCCCGCCGCTGCCTACGACGTCGAGATCCGCGGCATCTTCGCCACCCTCCGGGACCTCCAGCAGACCAGCTGACCCCGCTCCCCAACCCATCCACACGCCGCCCCGGCCGCGCACCGCGCACCGGGGCGGCCCCATGCGCGCCCGCAGAAAGGAACCCGCCGTCATGTCCGACGACTTCTTGCCCCGCGCGGCAGCCCCGGCCACCGCCGCGCGGCCCGCGCCGTCGTGGGCGAAGAAGCCCCCGCCCAAGACCAAGGCTCGCCCCACCGGCAAGATCACCGCCCGCCGTTACGCCGCCCCGCGCGACCCGCACGAGCACGCCCGCAAGATCGCGGAGAACGTCCTCGACGCCTGGTACCAGTCCTTCGGCGGCAGCAGCATCGACGTCCCCCTCGGCACCGTCGCCGGGCTCTCCCTGCTGCGCAACGTCCCCGGCCTGGCGGACTGGGTGCTCAACCTCCAGCCCGAACAACTCCCGCAGCTCCTCAAGGAGATCTACCTCGGCCACTGGATCAAGCGCCCCGACCTGATCAACCGCGCCATCCGCCTCCACGACTGGGCCTGGAACCCCGACCCCGACAAGCAGCAGCTCCGCGCCGTCCACGCCGTCACCCGCGCCGCCATCAACACCGGCCTGATGGACCTCACCGGCCATGACGACCCCGGGCAACGCTCCGAAGCCGACGTCCTCAGCCCCCTGCTCACCGGCCTCCGCCACAAGAGCGACAAGAAGTGGCGCGGCGAGTACCACACGCCGGCGTGCGTCACCGACCTGATGGCCAACATGACCGTGGACAAGGACTTCGCCAAGCCAGGCATGTCCTTCCGCGAACCCGCCGTCGGCTCCGGCACGATGTTCCGCTCCGTCGCCCAACGCCTGCGCGACCTCGGCCTCAACCCGCACGACTTCCACTGGTACGGCAACGACATCGACTCGCTGTCCGCCGGGTGCGCCGCCGTCAACGCGATCATCTGGGACCTCGGCCCGCGCTGCCTCATCGGCTGCGCCGACTCCCTCGCACCGGAAGACGACTACGCCAAGACCCGCGCCGAAGCCAAAGAAGCCTTCGAGCAGCGCGACCGGTACATGGAGACCGCCAGCACGATCGTCGCCTGGCGCCGCGCCTTCGACCTGGTCGACCAGCTCATGCCCAGCAAAGAGAACGCCGCGTGACCCAACCAGATCCCTTCGACCGACCCGGCACCACCCCCACGCCGCGCCGCCGCCGCCCGGCCTTCGCCGGACCCCGCGACGAGATCGACCTGCCGCCCCTCGACCAGCTCGCCCCCACCCTCGACCCTCCGTGGATCAAGGAGGACACCGACACCCCCGACCGCACCGCCGCCTACCACCACCCCGACGGCCACCGCATCGGCCTCCGCGTCCAGGCCCGCGGCCTCGCCATCCAGACCTGGATCACCGCAGGCCCCGACCTGCCGCCGATCCCCGACGGCACCGACATCGAGCAAGCCGAAGCACAAGCCGCCAACGACGCCCGGCTCCAGCCCGGCCGCACCTGGCACGCCGTCCTGACCACCCGCACCAGCAAAGCCCTGGCAGCCGACCTCGCCGCACTCGTCCGCGAACGGCTGCTCCCCGCCCTCCCGAACAAGCCACGCGGCATGCCCGCCCCAGCGCCGCCCGCCCGTATCGGGCAGCCCGACACCGCACCGCAGAAGGAAGGAACCCAGAAGTGA